ATGAAGTTCTTTCATATCATTTTTGGCCTGCTTATAGGCAGAATAGGCTTTCCGTTTTTGTTCCAGAAGATCGGTGTATTCCTCCCGGAGAGATTTGACAGAGGGGAGCTTTTTGATTCCCAGCTCGTCAAAATGATTCTTTGCCGCCTGGTGCAGCAGAATTTCAGCTTCATGTTCTGTTCGGAATTTTTTGCTGTACCCGGCTTTGCGATATTCTACATAGACAGCCCGCGTTTTCGCATAGTTTACGATCTGTTTTTGCAGCTCGGCATTGGCGTTCATTTTTGACTCCAGATCTTTGATCTGAACGGATAAGGTATTGAAATTAGTGGTAGTGGCGTTGGCTTTTTCCAGAAGATCCTCATAACCCATATCGCCATGTTCTTTTAAGTAGAGCACTGCCTGAGAAAGCTGCTTTAGGTTGAACACTTTTGCCCAGCGCTCATAACCAGGGCCCTTGCCGGAACGGATTGCAACTTCAATATCAACCAGCAATCCAACTTTGGAAACCGTTTTTTTAGAAAAGGCATGGCGGGGTTTTACTGTCCGTGTACCGGCAATCCGTTCTTTGATGGCTTGTTCTGTATAATCGCCTTTGAGCGTATCGCATCGGGTATAATTTTCTTGTCCCGGAACTCGGAACCGAAGATGTTTTCTTTCACGGTTGACTTCCAGCCCAGCAGTTTCCAGCTTCTGTAGAAGTTCCTCAAAATCTTTTGGCTTTTCCTCTAATGCAGCATCAATAGCAATGCGTATCTGCTCCTGAAAGGAAGGCTGCTTTTTATTCCCCAGCCATGTGCCATAATGCTCCCGGCTGGGTTTCGGATTTTCTACAATCGAAAGTCCATGTTCCAAACACAGCTTGTCATTCATTCGCCGGATTGCCCAGGTAGAACCCCAGAAGTTGCGAAATTTTTTCTGACAGTCCAGTGTAGTAGAGTTGATAATGATGTGATTATGGACATGGTGCTTATCCACATGGGTGCAGACAACAAAGGCATGGTTTCCTTTTGTGAGCTTCAGTGCCAGCTCCCTGCCGATCTGATTAGCTTCTTCTGGCGTAACTTCGCCGGGCTTAAATGCCTGACGGAGATGGTAGGCGATCACATCATCTGCACCCTGATTTCTGCCGGTCAGATTTGCATACTGTCGTTTGGACAGAAGAAACTCTGCATCAGCAAGCCGGGTATCACACTCATAGCCATAAATGAATTTTCCAAAATCGGTTTTCTGCGGATTTTCTACATAATCAATAATATCTGCAATCGCAGTAGAGATATTCCGACCTTTTCCTACATGCAGAGGCATCAGTCTTGTGGTCGCTATTTTCGTCACCTCCTTAACTTAATTTCAATCAGAGAAGTTATAATTGCAGAAAAAGAGCGGGGCTGCCTATGCGCCCCGCCAAATCTGCTTAACCAAATATAAAATCCTTTAAGGCACTGTTTGCCCCGCCAATGATCCCTACCAGCCATGCAGCCGCCAGAGGCAGACCGTATGGACTGATAAGAAAGGCGATCATAAGCCATGCAAGACCCGGCAAAAAACCTGCGACAAAGAACAGCACCAATGCCGCCAGAAAGATGATCCCGGAAAGAATCCCAAGTACCGCACCGGAAAAAACCACTAAAAATTTACATACCAGATAAAGAATCCCCGTAACCAGCATAAAGGGAAGTGCCAGTAATTTACCTATCAAACGCATACGCTTTGCCTCCTTTCAGAAGGGCATCTGCCCTTATAAAAATTTTACCGTGACGGCAAAAAGAAAGCAACGGCTTTCCGGTTGTTTATGAAATGTTTGCAAATCCCCGGATTAGTTTATCCATGCCATCCCAAAGGCTGTCCAGACGGGTGCGGATGTCCTCTATATCTGCGGCATAAATACTGCCGGTCTCATTGGCCCGTCTGGTATATTGGTTTAAGTTATTGGAACAAATGCGGAGAAGTCGGATCATTTCTTGAATGTCTCCCATATCAAGGTGAATGATGTAACCGTCTACGGCCATCTTTCGCAGATATGCCGACAGGTTGGTAATGCCAAGTTCCGCCATGCGTTCTTTTACCAGTTCGGCCTCCGCTTCGGACATGACAAATTCGACGCGGACGGATTTTTTGTTATGCCTGCCCTTCATCGTTCCAACCCTCTTTTATGAGATGAGACCTCCTGTGTTGAAACCACCGTCTTTGCTCTTTTGAGTTTTTCCCGCAGGGTGGTCTTTTCCAGCTTATCAAGATATTCCTCCAGATTTCCGGCTGTCGCATGATAGCTGCGTTTGAAGCGTTCCCGTTTTAGGATCATCATCAGCTCCGGCTCATTTTCCGGCAGATAAGTCATTGTTTTAGGGACTCCATGCTCTGGCATAAGCCGGTTCATAAGCTGTCTCCGTTCCTGATAGGGAATCGTGATAACATTTCCATCCTCAAATGCAACGGCTACATTTCCGATTGGACAGGTCAGCTTTTTCATCCGTTCCACATGTTCTCTATAATTTAGCGGATAGAGATCGCCAAATATTTTTCCGTCCCTGACTTCTTTCGAAGAGATGGCATAAGCCAAAACTGGATCATTTGTCTGTTCATGGTAAAACCGCCACACTTTATTTTCATGGCTTCCATCCAGATAAACTTCCCGTTCGCGCAGGGTATAGGTTCCGCAGGAGCGTGACATCCAAAGAAGCTGTTTATCCTCTGAACGTTCTGACACAGCCAGTTTTGAGATTAGTTCTTTATCCAGGTCAAAGTCCTCTTTATAATGTTGGGTATGAAGATCTACGATACGGGAAAGAGCACCCAGAAGATCTACATCCTCAAATCTTACCTCGGCCATCAGCGTTCCCTTTCCGGCACAGGAGGGATCATCTGCCTTGCTTCATGCTCCGGTTTGTCTGCTTTCAAACGGTCCATCAAAGACGGCTTTGCTTCCGGCACCAGCTCCCGGATTTCTTCATCCGTCTGTCCGTCTGTCAGATCCGGGCGCACAGGAGGTTCGTTGTTCAGCCTGCCATCCAGCATATTGTAGTTGCCGGTCTGACCTTCCTCATAAAGTTCCGCATTGCGCAGATAACTCTCCGGCGCCTGAAATGGCTGTCCGGCAAACAGAATTTCTCTTTGGGTGGTAAACTGTGCAAGGACCCCATTTTGCAGTCTTGCAAATTCTTCATACTGGCGCAGGGTAAGCCCTCGTTCCAGCATTTCCGCCTGGGTATGCGCCCAGCCTTCTCCATAGAGAAAATAGTACATGTCGGGCTGATCACAGACAAAACACAGGGAACCGTCCTGATTGTCATAGTAAGATGGCTGCATATTCTGGTAATGGCAGCGTTCCTCACGCCCCAAATACACACGGTTGTCCGCACCCAGCATAGCGACCATACCCGCGTAATTACTATGGACCGCAGAGCGGATTTCTACCAGCGGATCTGTTTGAGAAGGAATCTGTCTGCCCGGAATCTCATTTTGTTTTTCCGCTGCATCATTTCTTGGTATCACTTCTTCATGGCTGCGTGCATCCAGCTCCGATTGAGATGTTCCTTTCCGAACAGCACCGGGCTCCGGTTCTTTTTCTTTCACATAGTATCGGACATTTGCTGTCGTATGTTCGTTGGCTTCCTTTGCATAGTTTTCAGCAGCAGCTTTGGTATCAAACTCCAACGGTTTTCCATTTTCCTTGCACCAGCTTTGTGCCGGTCCGAAAATAGAAGTGCTGCTTCGTACTGCCCATACACCATAGGTCCGTTTCCTTTCCATTTCGCATCCCTCCTTATCGTTCCTGCTGTTTGGAAGTTTGTTGCTTTTTTACTGGGTCTGCCGGTTTTGTTGCCTTTAGCTGCTGACGGAGAGAATTCTTATGCTCCGGTTCGGAATCTGTGATGTTGACATATTCGCCAATGATACAGAGCGCTTCTCCATAACTGCCGGAAACAAATACCCGATCAGACATTTCTTTTGCCTGTTCTTTCAAACCATGCTCCCGCAAAGTACGGGAAGCAATACCCAGCAGATTAAAAATGTTCCCATCTGCTCCGATCAGCGGACAATCCGGTTTATCTGCCAACGCTTCCGGTGTTTCTATAAATCCGCCTAAATAATTCGGCACAAAGTCCGACAGCCATGTGCCGCCATAGACTTCATGGGTCTGTAAACGCCACAGGGCAAGTTTTCCTATATCCAGTTTCACATCATCAAACGGGTAAAGCAGACAGGTCAGTTCGCCGTGCTGAAAAGCAGCCACATTCTCAAACTGACAGCCATCTTTCAATATGCCTGCTTTTGTCAGCATTTCATTGATCCCGTCCACCCACTCTGTCAGATCCCCGCCACAGCCCTGTAAAATCAGTCCTTCCTTATCCGGCATGCGGCGAAGGTCCTCCGCGGTAATCGTGTTGATATTCAAAAAATCGCCTCCTATCGTTTTTGTTAAAATATATGTTTTGTCTGCAACTTAACCTCATTTCAAAGCACCGGAGTATTCTTATACAGCTCCCTTGAAAACAGGTGCAAAAAGCCCTTGAAAATCAAGGACTTTTAAGGCTAAGTTGCGGACATATCATGGTTGGTTTTGCCGCTTCCGGCGTTTGCGTTCCCGCTCGGATTTCCGTCTTGCATAGACCCGGCAGGCAGCGGAACAATATGCCTGGCTGGTTGTAGGAAGATATGCCTTTCCACACACAGGGCATATTTTCTGTCTCATGGAGGTGTCCTCGCCGGTAATGGCTGATTCCAGTGCTGCATCCACCGGCAGCACCGCTTTTTCAAAGTACCTGCAATAAGCACCGGTCCACCATTTATTCAGCATGTAACAAGGGCTGTCCAGAGGAAGGCAGATCTTATCCTGGGAGTCATAGTTGGCGCAAAGCTCCGTAACCAGCTTTCGGATCGTAGCCCGCTCCGAGCGGTTCAATTCTCTCTCCGCCATAACGCCTACCTTTCCGGGGCTCTGCTTTGCCGACCGCTGGAAATTTCGGTTGTATCAGTAACATTCCTGGGCTGTGAAAGGGCATCGGCGATAGAGTTCCGCTTTTTCTGTTTTGGTTCATGGTAAATAAAAAGTTCATTTTTTCCTGGTACATACAACAATCCATTTTCTTCGCAGCGGAAAATATCACATTCTTTGTCTGTTGAAACGGTATAAAAGTCTTTGTAATCATAAGGTGCTTTTTGCCGATCCTGATAGGTACACAGCCCTAAGTTGGGGTCACTTGCCAGCCGTTTCGATATGGCGAAAAAGTCGCCTTCTTTTTTGTGAAATTTTCGTATGGGCGTGAAGTGATAACCGCCATATTCAAAGGTTTTTCGATCGCTCATTTACGCCTGCCTTTCTTTACTGGAAATTCCAGCTTGAAATTCACATATTTACCGCCGGTATCATCCAGAATCACTTCCGCATCATAGGTCCTTCCTGTTTTTTCACTGTAAAGCCCGGACATAGAAATGCGGCCCTCTTTCAAAAGAGCCGCTGCCACAGACTTTGTGATAGATTTTTTCTTGCTGGAAAAGAAACGGTTATCTTTCCAAAGAGCAAAAGAACATTCCCTGTTGCCGCAGAAAAAACCTTTCTTTCCTTCAAATACCGGGGCACCGCAGCGGGGACATACCCCCACGGCTTCGTGTGCAGTTCCTTTGGAAGAAGGAAACAGATCCGCAAAACGTTCTTCCGGGGGAGTATGTTCTTTTACCAGCGTCCGGCTCATATCTGCAATCTGATCCATAAAAGATGTTGCCGACAGTTCGCCATGTTCCACTTGTTTCAGCATGGATTCCCATTCTGCAGTTAAGATGGGAGATTTGATATTGTCCGGCAGGACTGCGATCAGGTTCTTTCCTTTTTCCGTAGGAATGAGCTGCTTTTTCTTTCGCTGTACAAATCCGGCAGAAACCAGCTTTTCCAGTGTTGCCGCACGGGTAGCCGGAGTACCCAATCCTTTACGCTCGGCATCTTCCGGCATATCTTCCGCACCGGCAGTCTCCATAGCGGACAGCAGTGTGTCCTCCGTATAGTGTTTCGGCGGTGAAGTTTTCCCTTCACGGAGACTTGCTGATACAGCTTCAAAAGTCTGTCCTTCCTGCAGCACAGGGAGAGCGACAGCTTCATTTTCTTTGTGTTCCGTTTCACTCTGCCTGATACTCATACGGTGAATCCGTTCCACCTCTTTCCAGCCGGACTGTAAAATAGTCTTTCCTTTTGCCGTAAAAGTATATCCCTGGCAGTCCAATATAGCGGTGACCGCTTCAAATCGGTGTACCTGCGTTGTGGCACAAAGCAGTCTGACGGCAAGCAGGGTAAGCACATCCCGCTCCCCGGAAGGAAGCTCTGACAGGTCTGTCCGTGCGATTTCCACAGTTGGGATAATGGCATGGTGGTCAGTCACTTTGCTGTCATCTGTTACCCGGTCAATGTCCGGCTCTCCGGCGTAGCCTTTTCCAAAGGTCATATTGTCACGCAGCCACAGGATCAGGGAAGCGGCGGTTGCCTGCATGTCCTTCGTCAAATACTGGCTGTCCGTTCTCGGATAGGTTGCCAGCTTCTTTTCATAGAGAGATTGCACATAATCAAGGGTCTGTTGAGCCGTATAGCCATAAATACGGTTACATTCCCTTTGCAGAGTTGTAAGGTCATAAAGGCGGGGAGGCTGTATAGTTTTTACCTGCTTTTCCACAGAACGCACAAAAGCGGAGTTGTGGTCACAGTCCATACGGATTTTTTCAGCCTCGGATCGTTCCGTCATTTTTTCGCCGGAAGCAGTAAAACCTCCGCAGGTGATTTCCGGCACATAAAAAGGCTTACTGATGAAGGATTCAATATCCGACTCACGCTGTACCAAAAGTGCCAGTGTCGGTGACATAACACGGCCGACATTTAGGGTGACACCATACAGGACAGAAAAAAGCCGGGTGGCATTGATCCCGATCAGCCAGTCGGCTCCTGCCCGGCAGACCGCCGCATCATAGAGCTTATCGTAATCACTGCCGGGGTGGAGATGGTCAAAGCCCTCACGGATCGCCGCATCCTCCATACTGGAAATCCAAAGGCGCTCCATAGGCTTTTTACATCCGGCATATTCATAGACCAGACGGAAGATCAGTTCTCCTTCTCGTCCGGCATCCGTAGCGCATACCACGGAATCCACCCGTTTGTCCTTCATCAATCGGCACAAAAGGGCAAGCTGCGTTTTCTTATCCTTTGGCACTTCATATTTCCAGTTTTCCGGTAGGATCGGAAGATCCTCATACCGCCATTTGGCGTACTGTTCTTTGTAAGCCTCCGGCTGTGCCAGTTCCAAAAGATGTCCCACGCACCAGCTCACCAGATAGCCGGAACCTTCGAGATAACCGTCTTTTCTTTCCGTTGCGCCTAATACTGCTGCCAGTGACATAGCAACAGAGGGCTTTTCTGCAATCACAAGTTTCAATTTTTATTCCTCCTTCATAGTTTCAAATTCTTTATCCGCAAGTTTTCCGGTTTGCATAAGACACATCAACATAACGCCGGAAGCCATTCCTCCGGCAAAGGTAAGGAAATGTGAAATCAGGTTCCACATAAGCATTCCTCCTAAAAATGGGTAAAGAAAAACGCCCACTTCAAAGTGAGCGCATCAACAGGTATCTATTTTGTTTTTGGTTTCAAGTGATCCGGCAGGACGATCTCTCCAACCGGGATTTCCCGCAGTTCCTTTTTCATCCGATGGGTGAAGCGGATCGTCTTTGCCGTACCGCCGGTTTCCCGTCCGTCATATACAGCGATCACTCGGTCGGAGTGCTCCACCATATAGCGGTTTCTGTGGGAGTAGACGCTTGGGAGATATTTTTCCTGTATGACAACAACATCCGCACAAGCCTCCAGCAGTTCACGGGTTCTTGTTTTCTTATTCAGGCTGTCCAGACGTTTGCGGTAAGGGATCACTGCGATCAGCTCCAGCGCCGGATTAGTCTGCTTTCTTTCCAACACCAGCTCTGCAAAATACTGATCCACGCCATCTGCAAAGCCACTCATAAAACAGGTAAATCCATCTGTAACGGCAGCATCGATCTCATGTTCCAAAGCGGCTTTTATTTTGTTGATCTCATTCTGCGGCAAATCCCTGTGTCCGGTAACACAGCAAGTCTTTCCTTTCATCGGTCATCCCTCCATCTGATAGGTAAAATTCTTCACTTTTCATATAGTAATAGATTTAATTTAGCAAGTCAACGATAATACCCTTTTTCCTTTTGCGGATAATAAAGGGGCGTGAGGTACAATCTATTACAGAATGGGAGGTGAAGGCGATGTATGAAGATTTTGTCCCGGAACGATTAGCGAAGCTGCGGACACAAAAAGGAGTTTCCGCACGCGATATGTCTTTATCGTTAGGTCAGGCAAACAACTACATCAATAATATTGAGAATAAAAAGTCACTTCCCGCTATGCAGTCTTTTTTCTACATCTGCGAATATCTGGGTGTGACACCGCAGGAATTCTTTGATGAAGGAAATACCTACCCGGAAACCTTAAAGGAATTCATTGCAGAGGCAAGACAGCTTGATCCTCAATCCATGCAATATATCCTCGGTATTATGAAAGAACTCAATAGCAGAAAGTAAGCGGTCACGGTAATGGCCGCTTTTTTCGTGACTTTCTTTATTATATTTTATAATGTTCTCGAAATGTCCGCTCCCTATACCGATAAGTATTCAAAAACTGTTCTCCAAACAGCCTTTTTCTATTCGCCGGTACTGCCAAAGCTGCCGGTTCCTCGTTCTGTTCCCAGATCGGTTACAAAATCCGCAATGACGATCGGCGTGATCACAAGCTGCCCGATACGGGCTCCCTTAAAAAGAGACTGCGCCTGATTGCTTACATTGCTGATGATCGCATGGATCTCTCCACGGTAGCCGGAATCCACAGGCGGCAGTTCACAGACCAGACCTTTTACCGCCATGCTGGTACGGGGAAAGATATATCCCGCATATCCATCCGGTATTTCCAGTCCAAAACCCAAAGGAATTTTGGCGATTTCTCCGGGCTGTAAGGTACAGTCATAGGGCAGATAAACATCCGCTCCGGCATCATTGCCATGCGGACGGTAAGGACGCTGGTGCTCCGGTACGCCAAAGTCGATCAGTTTTATTTTCATCGGCAGTCTCCTTCCCAAAGAGCAGGATAATCTTTTTCCAAAATATCCTCTGGCGTCATATTTGCCTGCAGTTTTCGTCCGCAGGTCATTTTCCCTTCCAGACATCGATCCATCTGACAAAAAGGCCCGGTCAGTGATGGGGCAAACAAAGTAGGGCTTAGTTCATAAAGTTCTTTCCAGACCTTTAGCAGCACGATCCTTGTTTCATCTGTATTTCTCCGGCATACCCGCTGGCTGATGATATGTTTCCACTGATAAGGGGTGGCGCTGATGAGCAGTACATTCCGCAATCCCTGGGGCGTGGCATAGCCGGCCGCATCGTGCCCGCTTCCGGCAGTGCACAGGGCTTCATAACATTTCATGCTTTCATTACAGCTTTTTAAGTACAGTTCCCGTACCACTGCCGGAGCCGTCATAATAGAATACGGGACAGCGAAATCCGCCTGTCCCGTATAGTTGCTGTACTGCAGCGATGCACTCATAAATTTTACTTCGTTCTGGTGGCGGGTGATCTGCGCCAGAAAACGCCTGCTGGCGCCGACAATGGCTACCGTGATCACCGCAAATTTCTGGATGGTAGGATGGGGAAGCGCCCCCATAGCTGCTACTGTCTGAACGCTGAATGATTTTTCGTAGAGCTCCATCAGGTCGTCCATTGAGGCAATCTTATGTCCCTGCTGGGTAAGCCTTGCCGCAAAGACCATGTTTTTTTCTGCTTCCGCTACCGCCTGGCAGTTCAAAATTTTTACTTCAATCTGTTTAATTGGTATGTCCCTCCTTTACAATCGCTTTCAGTAAGAACAGATAGTTAAGACTGTCTGTGATCTTTTCGTCCCATGTGTCCATCGGATAAACCACTTCTTCGGCAAAGCACATATCGTATAGAGAAACAATATGCTTTGCCAGCATACCGGCAAGGGCACGCTGGGGCGTTGTGTGCTGTAAAGCTGCCGCTGCCTTAAATGCACCCAGCCGGTCCGGGTCATCCCCGGTGTATTCTTTGGTTTTCCGTTTCAAGGTATCAGCACAGAGCCGCACCTGTTCGTCAAAAACGGCATTGACTTCATTTTGCGTAATATAGCATCCCTCCTTTGAAAACAAGAAACCGGCTATTCTAAAGCATCTTAGAATAGCCGGCAAATAAATGGATATGTAATTGTTTATAGTGTATTGATCTCTTTTTCCAGTTCCTGGACCGCTGCTATGACTGTCTCAAATGTCGGAACATCCCCATACAACATATCCTGCATAGAGTTATAGTCCGCTTCCAATGCTGCAAACCGATATTCCGGCGGGAGTAATTTTAATGTGCCCGGCACAGCCTCCGGGTACTTCGCCCATGATCTGGGATAGAATTTCATTTTGAAATCTACAACTTTCTTCAGGAGGTCAAGCCTGGAAAAAGCAGCTTCTTTAACCGGTGTTGCAGCCATGCGGTAGAGATCATAATAATGTCTGGAATACCGCTGCGGCATTTCCAAATGTTCCGGTCTGTTCGCTTCATGGTGCAGGATTGTGGCTTTTTCCCAGAAGGTCCGTTCCGGGGCAACGGTAAGGATTGCGGTTTCTTTTTGCTCAAAAATCTTCGGATAATATTTTGCCGCGTATGGTTCGATCAGCGCTGTTTTTGCAGGAGTCCACGCTGCCAGCGCACCAATCTCTAAACGGATCACCTGTAAAGTCGCCGTATTCGTAAAAAGGTGCGGATAGGCGAAAATGACCGTCTGTTTATCCTTTTCATCTATGTAGACATTTGCTTCACAACCGATTTCCTGGGATAAGCCGGCTTTGACTGCCGGGCAGAATGTTTCGGACAGAAATACCTCTGCACGCACATTGGCTTCTTTGTTAAAAGCATCCTGTTTTGTATTGGAACGTTTCTCCCATGGTTCATCTTTGCCATATCCCAATACACGCCAGTCCAGAATCAAATCAATATCTTCTGAAAACCGGCTGATCAGGTGAAAGGCTTTTGAAAGGCTGGTACCACCCTTAAAGGTGATGGACTCTTTCCATGGTGAGCGGTGAAATAAATAATCCAGCGTAAAACATACCCAAAAGTCTTTTTCCACGATGGCATCATTCAGCCCCATTTTATCTGCTGTATTTCTGAACAGCTCCCTGCGGTCGTTATCTGAAAGTCTTGCTATATTTCTCATTGTACCTTTTCACCTCCACAAATCTGCCGTATCGTATCGTAAACCCAATCCGTAGACTCGGTTGCTTCCTTCAAACAAGCCTGTTTATCCTTGTCTGTCAGTTTTTCGGAAAGCATCTGTATGACTTCTGGCGTAACATTCGATCTGCCAAGCGTTTTTAATGCCTGTATAACCAAACTTGTCATATAGGACAATCCGGTAATCTCCTTATTGGTCCGGTGCTTAAATTCCAGCTTTGTAGAGTTCCACTCGTAGGTCTTATATGGACCATCGCTGATATAGGACCATACTGCTGTTACCTGTGTTGAAAGACCTAACAGGTTCAATGCTGTATTCCCACATGGGGCAATCGTCCAGTGATAACTTCGTGCCAATGCGTTCGCCACCGCTTCCGGGTCTGCCGCCACATATTCATCCAGAAGTTTGCTATATTTTGGTTTTTCATAAACTCCTTTCAAAATACGGCGCAATGTTCCTGATTGCACTAAACGGCTTAAACTTTGACGAATAGTGGATGTATCTGCAATATCCGCAAAATCAGACATCACAAAAACAGTTCCATCTTCAAGAGAAAGAACACGCTCTCGTATTCGTTTTGTATATCCGTTGTCCACAATACCGCCTCCCTTCATGTCACGAATATTATATATTATTCGTGACATGATTGCAATAGGTCCTATTCCTCTTATTTTGAGTGTTCCCATTAAAAATCTGATTTATACATCAAAAATCAAAAATTTTGCAAGGCAGTACAGTTTTCATATATGTCACATATTTTATATATTATTCGTGACATCAGGCAGTTGGCAGGTAGATCCAGTCGTGCATCAGGCACACGCTGGGTTCATCCTCCCTGGGAACCAGACGGTAGGTACATTCCCCATAGACCGTGCGTTTGTCCTCGATCTCCATGCCATAGGCTTTATAAAAGCGGTATTCCAGATTGGAGATAATACAGCGCAGGGTTTGCAGAGCCTCCCTTTGAGCTGATACGATCAGGTCACGGTCAATGCTGCGCTTCAAAAACAGCAGCGATTTGTAAAGCTGTACCTCTGTGCGGTAAGGGCGGCAGTCTTTCGTTTCCAGCCATCCGCAAAAAGCGACCGGTCCGCTCTGGATCACACTGCGGTCCGGGTGATAATACTCATAGCAGTCCAGGTTTGCCGTATTCAGAAGATAGAGCATTTCCCGGACTTCATTTTCCGGCATGTCGTAAAACCGCAAAAGCGAGCGGTAAAGATGGACATAGCCGGGAATGGAAATCATGGTATTTACCATAAAATAAAATCCTCCTTGTAAACAGCAGGTGCGGGAGCTTTTGCCCCCGCACCGTCTAAAATCTATATTTCGTTATCTACTTTCACGAGTTTTCCCATGACAAGAAAGCGTCCTGTGCCGCCCGGCGTACAGGTAGAAAGGGTCAGTACCTTATCGCTGCAGGTCACAGTCACATCACTTTCCACCGCAGAACGTTCCTTCATAGCTGTAAGCCAGGTAGTATAAGCACCGTCATCCTTCCAGGAAAGCTGCCAGGGAGAAGTTTTACTGCCGGATTCTTCCGGTTTTGCTGCAAATGCCGTAAAGATCTCCATGACATAACCCCCCTTCGGAGTAACGAGATACATCTGCCTGTGAGTATCAAAGTAACTTTGTTCATCGTACCGGTTCAGCAAGGCAAACATGGAACCATCCCGCATATTATGACCGTAAATGATCGTATTGCGGTCTGAAAAATCTGCCCGGTTTTCATAGTCGGCAAACAGGCAGCCAACCTTGTTATAGGTCCCGTCATAAAGATGGTTCAGGTAATACTCGTTGTTGTCGGTCTGCGTCACCGGATAATTGAGCACCGTATCAGGAAGAGAAAGCCATCCGATGATGTCCGGTCCATTTTCACGGAGCGTTTCAAAGTCTACCGAAGGCAGGACAATATCGGTATCGTCCCGTTTTGGTTCTGTCGGATCGGGTGCCGACTCCGGGGAAGCTGTCTGCTCCGGCACTTCCACATATCCGGCAAGATCTCGATAGGCATCTTTACTCTCAGCATACTGGTTCAAGTCACGGAACACCAAAAAACCGCTGCCAAGAGCCACCAGAACGCAGAGTGAAAGGACAGAAACCCCGACAGCCGTTCTTTTCAGGGAAGTCCTGCTGTATTTTCCCTTTTTGAAATAATACACAGCAAATACGCTGCCGCCGATCAGTGCGGCTGCCAGCAGTCCGCCATACAGGAAAATATACGGATCATCCCCGGTCTGCGGTACCGGCTTTTGAGGGGTGGAAGGATTGGAGGGAACAGAAGGCTTTTCCGGGTTCTTTGGGTTATCCGGCTTTTCCGGTTTTTCATTAAAGAACTGGACCGTAGATGTCTGATCTGCCTTGATCTCCACCGTAGCGGCATCAGGAATGATGTAATCCTTGCTTGCCCGGTTTGCAACTTCTGTTACGGTATAAATACCGACACGAAGGCCCTTAACTTCAATCACGCCGGATTTTGGAGTGGTGAATGTCTCGCAGTAGGAGCCGTCCGCACTCTTAACCTCGATGGCAAAACCATCTTTGCGCCCGTCGCTGGAATCCTTTGTGATCTTTAAGTTGCCGCGGTAAGCCTCATTGGTAAATCCGTGCCCGGCTTCTCCATTTTCCACAACTGCGACCTGTCCATCTTCTGTGATGGAAAAATAGTAAGCGTTTGAGTCAGGCTGATAGCCCTCCGGCGCTTTGCTTTCTTTGATAAAGTAGCCGCCAGCCAGAAGGTTTTCCGCCGTATGATAGCCTGCATCGGTTTCTTTCAGCGTACCGATCTTTTGATCGTCAGGATCATATTCCTGGTTGGCGTTGGAATCCGCATACAGGTCGAACACTGCACCGGGCAGGAAGCGCAGGAAAGAATTCTTGTCTTTCTTATCCTCCTTTTCCACAGGGGACGGTTCCTCCACAGCTTCGGTTTTAGTTACCTGCACACTGCCGCGGATCAGGGTGTTTTCCACACGGATCTCGATATGCTGTCCGTCTGCACCGATATATACATGGTGCTGCTGCGGGCTTACCGTATAAAGGTCAGGGGCAGAGATCTCCTTGACGATCCAGGGTCCGTAAGGAATGTTCTCAAAGGAAAAACTGCCGTCTTTTCCGGTAATAGCAGTAAGCAGCGCATTTTCTTCAGTAAATTCTTCGGTATCAGGTCTAAACAGACCCATGAGCGCACCGGCAAGCGTGACATCCTCGCCGCCTTCCGGGTTTTCCCCGACTTTTACACCGTCTACACGCCCACGGAGAAGTTCATTGGAAACAGCCTCGCCTTCATTGACAAGGATCTGTACCAGGGCGGTTTCCTGACCAGCATACTCAAAGACAACCGGATATTCCTGATTCGAAAGGATATAGGCGCCGTTGGTTGTGCGTTCCTTGACATAATAGCTGCCAAAAGGCAGGTCGGAAGCGAAGGAAGCGCTGTAACCGCCGGATTCCTCAGACGAAACAGAGACCACTTCCAGAAGTCCACCTGCCGGGATTACGCTGCCATCTGCCGCCGTCAGGTCTGCGGAAGCATAAAGTCCAAAGGAAATATCCTTATATTCCTCGTTCATGCCAAGACCGAACAGGTCATCGGTCTCCATTGCCTTGAAAAGTGTGACATCCACTTTCTGGCGTTCGTCATAAAGACCGGCCGCTGTCTGTGTAACCTCTACGGTCTCACCCGCATAGGTCAGTTCCACATATTCCGGTTGAGGATTCAACACACAGCCGGAAGGCGCCTGACGTTCCTCCAGACGATAACGGCCAAGATAGAGAGACCCGCTTTTCGCTGTGCCGTCCTCGCCGGTCGTAAGTGTTTCCACAACCGTATCTTTTTCTGCCCGCAAGGTACCGTCACCGGTATAAATATCTTCATCTGCGATCACATCATAGACCGCTCCAGGAAGTCCGGCAACCTCATATACCGGTTGGTACAGTCCGTCGTTTTCCTGGACAGAAGCAAATACTTCTCCGGTCTTTGTGATGGTAAGCTGGCCTTTCTGCGGCATATTGTACTGAGTGACCGTCACAACCGCCTCGCTGCCGTCAATGGTAAACGGTACCGGCTGATCGGAAAGCACATAGCCATAAGGGGCAGCCACCTCATAAAGTTCATAATCCCCGGCGGCCAAAGGCTCCGGCAGCATCAGCCAGCCCTCGTCAGAAACATAGAAGGTATCCAGTGTTTCCGGGTTCGGATAGTAGACGGTCTGGGTGATAAATTCCCCGGTGGAAAGATCCTTGATCTGAAAACCGGTTCCGGTCACAGGGATAATCTTTCCGGTCTCTGCGTCACATTTTTCAACTTTCAGACGGGCTGTGATGGTGCGGTTGTTCAGGATATAGCTGTAAGTCTTTCCGTCAGAGGAAATGAATACCGTAAAGTCCGGGACAAAGGCTTTGCCTTCCTCGCCTGCGATCTGATGGACCGTATAATGTCCATAAGGAAGCGGTTTACTGGAAGCAAAACCATCCGCATCCGTGGTAAGAAGGTCACGTTCACTTTCCTTTGCCGCGTCATAGCTCCCGGCTGCCTTTAAGTAAACTTCAAAGACTGCGCCTGCTTCCGGGCGTTCGATGATACCAGCATTGGGATCGTCGGTATTTTCGCCCTCAGGCACATCCGGGTCCAGGTCATCGGTGTGCTTGACAAGCTGGATATTTCCGTAAATAACCGTTTCCGTCACCTGATTTTCTGTGGTATTGAGTTCCACTTCATACAGGGAAGGGGATGCACCCACTTCATAAATGGTTTCATTCAGAAGATACCCGGTGCTCGGTTCGATTTCCCGGATCGTCCAGCCATCCCCGCATACATAATAGCGGGTCATAAAGCTGCCATCCGGTCCGGTAGTATAAGTGTCGATCAGTTCGCCATCACGGAAGATCCCATAGGCCGCCCCTGCAAGCGTGGCATCCCCCTGAGCATTTCCGGTGTCAGCATCACTCTTTACCACATGGACGCGAAATTTCTTCAGAATATTGCTGAAATGTACCGAAGAAGTCTGCCCGCTTTCAATGGTCACGTACTGTGCGGAAGGGGTCACATAGCGGTCCACCGGAAGTTCTTTTACCAGATAGGTTCCCGGCAGGAGCTTCTTTTCAATCTGGCCGTTTTCTCCGGTCGTAACTTCCTCATTGACTTCATTTCCCAAAATGTCCGTACCGGAGATATGGAAGGTGATACCGGAAACAATGCCGTCCTCACTGGTCTTGACAAGTTTTGCGGTACCGTAAGTTTCCGTTTTGAATTTTACAAAGAAGGAAACCGGATCGCTGGCGCCGGTCATCATGGTCTGGTAGCCGGGTCTGCCCCAGATCAGCATGTCGTTTGCCACCGGGATATTCTTTCGGAATTCAAACAGCACCGGGTCCATCATCATCTGCCTGCTGGTAAAGGTGTATTCATTTCCGTTTCTTGTCACAGAAACGCCGCTGCCTTTCAAAGCCTCCAGATCGATCTTCAAGTTATTGGTATCTGTGACCGTCAGGGTATAGACCTTTTTTTCTACATCCCATTTCAGTTCCAGTTCCGGTGCTTCGCTTTTCTTAGAAGAAGTAAAGGAAGGTACTGTGGAATGGGAAGCGACCTGTGCAAGAATCCAGTCATAGGCTTTTTCTGCCGGTCGTCCGGCGATCACGCTGAAATACTGGTCGGCGTCTGCGTGGCCGTTTCCGTGGCGGTTGTACGGATCGCTTCTAAGTTGCTGCTGGTATTCCCAAAGGATGATCTGGGTTGCCATCTTATAGTCATCCTCGTTGATTCCGGAAACAGGGAGCGCCGCACCGGGTTTCCAGCCATAGATCGCAGTCAGGGTGATCCCCCTCCTTGCCTCGGCAGGAAGCAGGTTCAGGTATTGGCTGTTGGTCCCGCTTTCCGAAACATAGGTATTTTCCGAAGTATGGTAAGGAATCCCGCTCTCCACACAGTAAACCTGGTGGCTGATCCCGTCAGAATCCGTCAGCATATAGTGCCGGTAAGCATTGCCCCCGGAACTGGTGTGTACATCGATGGTTCCGTCTGCATGGTAGGCAAGATAAGTGTAAGGCGCCGGGGCACGGTAGTGGTTCCCATCAGAGCCCACATACTGGTCGCCCAGCCAGGAGCTTGCCGTCTGTCCGACAGACATGGCAAAAGCCTGAGCCGGAAGAAGCCCCAAAATGCTTGCCATACAAAGCAAAAACGCCAACAGCTTGCGAAAGCCGCGGCGTCTGGTTATGATATGTTCCATGAAAAAATCCTCACTTTCATAAAATCTAAAAGGACAGCCTTATTTGCTGTCCTTGTCGTCAAAATCATCCTCGGAAAGATATTCCGGTTCCCCGTATGCCTCATCCGGGTCAAAGCCTTCGCCATAACCGTCATCCTCAAATTCCGCATCGTCCTCGGCCTGCTGTTTCGGACGCACGATTTTTACATAGTAACCGATCCCGCCGACCGCAAGTAAGGCAGCAAGGATAAACAGGATCGTGCCGACGCTGCCGGTTTCTTTCTTCGGCTTTTCCGGTTCTGCCGGTTTTTCAGTTTCCGCCGGCTTTTCTTTTCCTTTGCAGCCATTTAAGTCATTTTTGCAGACCGGACAGCCGGTATTAACCTTTCCTGCCTCACATTTTTCTGTGCAGTTACAGCTTTCTTCCTGGGGGATCATGCTCATGCTGCCATTGTTCTTTTCTGCAAGTGCCATCAGGTCGGACTCTGTGACGCCGTTTAAGAAGTAGACATTGTTATCTTCCCGTTTCCCGTCGATCACCAGATAAAAGACATTGCCCGCGTCCGTAGTGATGGTGTAAAACTGTTTTTCCCCATCCGTACCGCTGATGTTGTCCTGTACCGTTCCGGTGCCTTCCGGGGTAAATGCACCTTCCGGGATCGCAGAAGTATTTTCCTGCTGTCCGGTACTGTTATCTGAACCGGAAGAATTTCCGCCGCCGGAAGGGGTTGCAGCGTTTGAGCCGGAAGGTTTTTCTTCCTTAGGCGGTTTTGTCTGTGTACCGGACGGACTCTGGGGTGCTGTCGTAGCAGGTTTCTTTTCAGGAGCCGGTTCTTTGTAATACGGATTATCCAGCTTTACCACATCAGAACGGTTGCCGGCATAATCTTTTGCGTATATGCTTACCTGTTTTTCTGTTCCGGCATAATCTTTCAGTGCGACCGACGCTTTCCCGTCGGTGAGGGAGTTGATACGGTTTTCATCAACAAAGACCGCCTCCACGCCGGATAGATCGTCACTGCTTTCTATTTTCAGGGCATCGCCCTCCATGGAAGCAGTCAGCGTTGGCGGTGTGGTGTCTTTGGAACCGCCGGCATGAGCCGTTACAGGTAATGCGCTGACACTTACAAGAAGCGTAAGCGCCAGCAGCAGGGAAAGTTTTTTAAGCCTCATGCACATCCTCCTTCTCCTGCGGTAAAACAGTTTCCGAAGGGGCTGCCTGCTGTGATTTCAAAAAATCCGCAAGCTGCTGGGGCGTCAGTTTGAAACTGCGCGCCACCGCTACATAATCGGTATTTTCCAGCTCTGTTTTCTGTTCCTCCAGCTTATGGAGCTTTGCCTGCATTTCCGCAATCCTTGTTTTGGTCTTTTCAATTTCCTTTTCCAGTTTTTCAATTTTAGGATTCAATTTATTACCTCCAATCTGTTAAGGCAGACGCCCAAATGTATAAAAATGCTGCTGCCAGTAGCTTGTATTGATGTTTGCATAAGAAATCGGGTCTCCACAGTGGATCATCATTCCATTTCCCACATAGATCCCTACATGGCTTGCGCCGCTGGTGTTGTAGGTCCCCTGGAAGAAGATCAGGTCGCCCGGTTTTGCATCCGCACTTGATACCGGCGTACATACACCTAAAAGACCATCCGCGGTCAGCCTTCCGAAATTCCAGCCAACGCCGCAGTTGTTGATCACCCAGGACACATAGCCGGAACAGTCAAAGGAAGTGGAAGGGCTTGCGCCTCCCCATACATACGGATAGCCAAGATATTTTTCCGCCTCGGCCATCATTGCGGCAAACTGTTCATCCGCAAGGGCTTCCGGTGGAATGTCATAATCGAAGTAGTTTCCTGTGCCGCCTGAACCAACTTCCGGCAGGTGCCGTTCGCTGGTATCGCCGGTATCGGCAAAATACAGGGGATTCAAATACTGGCCGTCAACCAGGACTTCTAAGTGCAGGTGGGCCCCGGTAGAATTTCCGGTATTCCCGACCTTTGCGATCACATCCCCGGCTTTGACCTCCTGCCCGGCAGAAACAAGGATCTGGGAACAGTGCCCGTATTTGGTCGTCAGGGTATGTCCTTCGTATGCCTCGCCTTCAATAGCGACACACAAGCCATAACCGCCGGCATTTCCCGCAAGGGTGACCGTTCCGTCATGCCCGGCAAGGATCTCTGTGCCCTCCGGCATCCCGATGTCCACACCGGTGTGATAGTTCTTTTCCCCACTGATGGGATGTACCCGGTAGCCGTAATAACTGGTCACATAAGGGAGCCAGTTGGTGCCAAAGACATTTTTGACATACTGGCGGTTTCCTTTTGTCTGCAGCAGGATCTCGCAGATCTCTTTCTGGTCTGCGTTCATCCGGGAAACGACCAGGTTTTCTAGAGGTGTGACTGTGAGCTTGACATTTAAGATGCGCCATTCATAAGGCACTTCCTCCTGGGTTTCTTCCCCGGTTTCCGGATCAACGGAAGTTTCGGTGCGGTAACGGATCTCGGTTTCTTCTGAAAAGGACAGGGTATATTGTTCCTGGAAAAGCTGCCGCAGCACGCTTTCCACTTCATCGTAAGTAAATCCCTGATAAGCAGAAGTCAGATACCCCATCAGCACATACGGGTCATGCTCGATTGCGCCCAGGTTATACCGGTATTCGTCATAGCCGGGGCGGTCTGATTCCACCCGGTCTATTTCCATTTGCAGATCCGTTTCCCATTCGGTATAGGTAAGCTCCGCCTGGTTGATGTCCTGATCATCTGCAAGATAGGTAGAAGCAGCCAGACTTCCCAAACCGCCGGTCCCGATATTGGAGAACGTGGAAAACAGGGATGTGATCAGGAAAATTACCAAAAGGAGAAGCAGGAGGACAAGGCAGATTACAGGGTGCCGTTTGACCGCATGGACAATACCGACGCTGACCCTCTCTGTTGCGACTGCGGCATTTTTTGCCTGTTTCCCGGCTTCACGGGCAGCCTTGGCATACTGCCTTTTCAGTTTTTGTTTCTGCCATATCCGGGCAATCGCATGTTTCTTCAGCTCCGGGTGGTCGCTAAGAGCCTGCCGGTAAGCAAGTCTTGCGTTTGCTTTTGCTGATTTTTGCTGTAATTTCGCTGCCTTTCGGTAGGGGGCAGTTTTATGCCGGTGATATGCCGTGCGAAGCCCTGCCTCGCCCACAAGTTCAGAGCGGTGGGCTGCCTTGATGCCCACATTTTCATCCTCTGCCTCATAAATCTTTTTATGAGCGTAACCAATGGCAGTATTGGCGCCCGCCTTGACCGGACGCAGGGGTACAGGTCCTTTTACATGGACCTTTTGGGATTTGACCTCCTTTTCAAATTTTAAGTGTTTTTTGGCTTTTCCGGTCTCCGGGTCGGAAACCGTCTCCATGCGCAGTTTCTTCCGGGCAGGTAGACGATTTTGCGCCTGCTCTGCTTTTTGTGCAGTCCGTTCCGCCTTCCGTCTTGCATGGGTGAGCTTTTTATCCTTTGTCTCCGGCGGTAGTTCATCCGCAGTAAATTCCAGCTTGGATGTTTTCGGCGGTTCGCTATCCATACCCTTTTCCTTCTGCGCTGCCTGTTCCTCCGCCTGTGCCGCTTCCTGAAAACGCTGCTGATATTTGTTCCCATGCTGGTGTGTTCGGTAACGGTGTTCCTGACCGGATCTGTCTGTGCCGTTCGGTGGGGCTGAGCCTTCGGAAGAAGGAGCATATTTTCCGGTATCATGGTCTGTCACATCCTCTGTTACAAAAGAACGCCTGGAAGCCTCCTGCCGGAAATTGCTTCGCACGTTGTCCTGTATCGGGGGCGCTGTCCTGGTAGCATCCGGTGTCTCAAAGTGTTCCGAAAAACCATCCAAAGCGGTTGCATACGCTTCGCCCTGTTCCAGCAAGGACGCCGGTGTTTCCGGTGACAGATGGGAAAATTCCGTCTGTACAGGGATGTCCTGCCTGTGTGTCTTGCCGTTGACAGAAGAAGGGGTGTCCCGTGCCCTGCGCAGGTCAAAATCCTGTTCGGTCTGCCTGGCTGCCGGTTGATCCTCACCGTGGGAATCACGCACCGGCATCCGGGTATCTTTGCGCTTCCTTTGAAATTCCCTGTCGTGTGCCATTGTTCTCACCTCCGATCCATTTTAATTTTTGTCTCACGCTTTGGTCCCCGCTACTTCATCCGGTCTTGTGGTAAGCACGCTGTACAAGAGTGTGTCCTTCGGGAAGTGGTCCACAAAGGGGATGATCACATTTCCAAAGAACAAAAGCCCCTCGCCGGGACCGGAATGGGTCACATACGAAAGCTGGTGCGGGGAGATTCCCAACTGCTTTGCCAAAATCTGACGGTCTCCCTGGGCCTGGTTGAGCATATAGATAAAGTCCGAGTTCTCAAAAATATTTTCGATCTCACGGGAAGCCAGAAGGTCCTTGACATTCTGCGTTAAACCTGATGGGATTCCGCCCCATTTACGGAAGCGTTTCCAGATCTCCACGCTGAAACTTCCTGTCTGCCCTTTCAAAAGAAGATGGAATTCGTCGATATAGAACCAGGTTGTTTTATGTTTGGAGCGATTGGCCGTGACACGGTTCCACACCGCATCCTGCATGATCAAAAGCCCGATTTCCTTTAAGGCTTTTCCCAGTGACTTAAGCTGGAAACACAGTACCCGGTGTTTATCCATCTGGATATTGGAACGGTGGTTGAACACGTTAAGGGAACCATTGACATAGATTTCCAGCGCCGTTGCGATATTCTGTGCCTCCGGTTCAGACTGTTTCAAAAGCAGCTCGTAAAGATCACCTAAGATCGGCATATTTTCCGGGCACGGGTCCTGCAGGTATTCCCGGTACACCAGTCTGGTACAACGGTCGATGATCGTCCTTTCAATGGGGGAAAGTCCTTCTTTGCCGCCGATGATAAGGTCACACAGCGACAGGATAAAATCACTTTTCAAAGTGATCGGGTTTTCATCATCGGAATAGTCCAGATTGATGTCCATCGGGTTGATGTAGTTCGTGGAAGTAGGGGAAATATCAATGACCTGCCCCTGGGAACCGAACTGCTGTACCAGCGGCCCATACTCATTTTCCGGGTCGGCGATAATGATGTCGTCCTCCGTCAGAAGGAACACATTGACGATCTCACGCTTGGCAGAGAAAGATTTGCCGCTTCCTGGGGTACCGAGAAACAGCCCATTGGGGTTTTTCAGCGTTTTTCTGTTCGCCATGATCAAGTTATTGGAAAGGGCGTTCAGGCCGTAATACAATGCCTCGCCCTCCTGGAACAGTTCACAGGTCGTAAACGGTACAAAAATCGCTGTGCTGCTGGTCGTAAGCCCGCGCTCAATTTCAATCTGGTTCGTACCAAGAGCAAGCGAGGACATAAGCCCCTGTTCCTGCTGGTAATCCAGCCGTTTTAAGGCACAGTTGTATTTCTGTGCCACACCCGAAGCGGCAAAAATATCATTGAACAGCTTTTGGCGTTTGGCAGCGATATTTTCCACCAGTACCGTCACAAGGAACATGCGCTCATTGCGGCTCTGCAAATCCTGCAAAAGATTTTTGGCTTCCTCTCCATAGGTGGCAAGGTCGGTGGGAATGATGTCCATGTCATACCCGGATCGGACCGCTTTCTTTTGTTCCTCAATGGTCATTTTCTGCAGGTCCGACATTTTGCGCTTGATGTTTCGGATCGCCTGCGCCTGGTCGATAGACTGGATATGCAGGTTGACGGTCACGGCGTCGTTTAAGTCAAGAAGATCCGCTAAAAGCCGGTCAGTAAGCTCCGGCGCTAGAATCTGCAAAAAGGAGACAGCACCGGAATGGTCGCCTACCCGAAATGTCTTTCCATCCTTTGAAAAAGACAGCCCGGATGGGGAAACGAAGTCTTTGGTAGAAAGACCGGTCTTAGGCAGATCCGACCACTGGAAATGAAACTTTTCCTGGCCGTCCGGGTGAAGCTGGCTGTGAAGAAGTTCCAGACGTTCCAGTCCGTTTAAGGATCTCGCCTGAACTCCCAGAGTCTTGAAATTTGCCAGCACATCCGTTTCAATGCGTTCCAGACGCATTTTCGCAGTACGCAGGTCATCTGCCTCGATCCCAAAGGTAATGTATTTGCGTTTGGTGAGACCGTTATTTCCTTTCTGCAACTGGTTCTTTAACATATCCCCGTATTCCTTGCGGATTCCGTCATACTCGTCGCCGCGGGGAGGGATGTCAATGCTTTTGGTAAAATCCTGCATATTGGCTCGCTGGTTGATAAAGGTAAGCTGCACATGGATCGAGGCGTCGAAGTAATTTAAGAAATCGCAGTAACCCTCGAAGATCTGTGCTTTATCATCTGCCTGTGCAAGCTGATAGTTAATATCAAAAAACTGCACCGTTTTGGTGTAAAGGGTATCGGTCAGCCGGCAGATCCCATCCCGGTACATTTCACGGTAGGGAATGCTCTGCTGGACCGTCTGCGGGGCATCTGCTTTCAGCCCGGCAAAAAAGCCGCCTTTTTTAGACGGCTTGGAACGGGCAGACTTAGTTTTGCCCTGCTTTGCATCGGCTCCGGTCTTTTTGGCCTGCCTGATGTTTTTTTGCAGACGCTTTTCCTGAGCTTCCTGCTGCTTGTTTTTTGGCAATCTTTGTAACCTCCTTCTTTGACATAGATTTATACAGGTTATCCGTCCTGTATGGACGGTCCTTCGGCCAGAGCTTATAACGGAGCCGGTTCTTCAAGATCTTTTCTGCCGGCTGCCCGTCACGCTCATACATGGCGAAGAAGAAAAAGGGCATCATCAGCCCGATCATCAAAAGTACAGCCGCCGAATTGCCGATCGCCCCGCGGGTAAAGAAATACACCGGAAGGCCGACAAGTCCGGCAAGGCTGAAACAAATAAGCTGGCGCTTCGTCAGATTGAAGGCCAGCTTAGTCTTAACTTTGGTTAAATCCTTTGGTACAGGTACATAAGGCATCTATACACCTCCCATCGTAATATAATTTCCGGCCCATTACCGTGCACCGAAATCGCGTACCGGTTTCTCCACAGCCGGACATTCCCGCACTTCCTGAGCCGCATTTTGCAGCCGTGCCAGGACAGAAACAGCCGGCTCTCTCTGACACAGGTATTCCTGGCTGTCTCGGATTCCGGCAATATTTTCCCGAATATCCATATCCACGTCGAGCACATCTGAAACCGGCATAAGCCAACGGTCTGCAAAGTATTTCAAAGGATTCTCAAGCGCCAGCACATCATCCAGCATTTCATCCCTGAACTCAAACTTTGTTGTCAGATAGGAATACGCCTCCTGCATGGCTGTAATTTCAGCAGCTTTTTCAATTAAGGATTCCTTATCTCTTGACATAAGGCTTTCCCTGTAAGCAAAGTAATTCTGTCCCAGCCGTTTCATCAGGAGCGTATATTTGTCCTGTGCGGAAGGTTCGCTTGTGAAATGTTCAAATTTTTGCGCTGCATCAATTTCTTTGAGAAGATCGCAGATCGGGAAACTGTGTTCATGGTTATTTTCTTCCCAACACCATCGGGCTACATCCAACGGGTCCTGAAAAGAAAGAAGCGCCTCTACTTCCGCCGGAGTAAATACATGCTCAACCTTCAGATAATAGTGGAGTTCCGAAAGTCCCTGTAACTCGTAAATACTGCCGATGTTCTGTGCATCCAGCATATCCGCATGAACCTTCAAACACTCGTCCAGCCGTTCCATAAGCAGCCGCTTTGCATCTTGTTCTATCAAAATCACCCCTTTCGCTCCGGCATAGTCAGCGTACAGTTCACTTCATTGCCCCATACATCCCAGCCGGGTGTCTTTTGTCTTGCAAACAGTTCCACTCTGGGCTGATCGCCCATGAGTTTTACGATCTTATCCCGCACCTCGTCCGGTTTCTTGCTGTGCTGCTCAATATGGGAGATCACAAACTGATGGATTCCCGCACATTGGCGTTTCGGACGGCCTCTGGTTGCCAGCAGGCAGACCTCCGCGTTTGAGCGGGTCCAAAAGCCCATGCCATAAAACCAGCTATCCGCTTTCCGGTTCTGTTTGAGCCATAGAAAAGCCAGCGTTTTATATTTGAATCCCCAGGCATCGATCACCCGGAAGGCTTCATTGAGCTGCGGGAAGGTCGCCCACAGAAAAAGGGCACTGTCTTTTGCGGCAAGTTCCGATACCGGCAGGGCACAGATTTCTTCAATGCTCATTGTGGGGTAATGGTTTTCCGCAACGCCGCTTCCATGTTTCCTGTCATAATGCCAGGGCGGATCGGCATAGATAATGCCGTACTGTTTCGTTTCCGGCATTAGCGAGCCTGCTCATTCTTAGATGTGGCCGGTTTGGCCGGCTGTTCTTTGACCTTACCGGCATTTTCTTTCAATGCACCGGTCAGGGAAGGCTTTTCCGCTGCTCCCTTTGTCGCTTCAAGAGTTGCCTGCAAATTTTCAATAGCCTGCCCGTACCCATCGATTAAGGCATCGTTGAGCTGCTTGCGGAACTCTGCCGTAACCGGCCAGCAGACATCTTTCCAGTTGCCTCCCTTATCCTGGGTTGCGGGCATATTGACATACAGCCCCTTTTCACTGGAACAGATACGGAAGCCGTCAATCTTAAAGCATCCGCCAATCGTAACATTGGCAAACGCCAGCAGGTTTCCCATTGGGGCGATCGGACGCACGCGGACATCCAGCTTCATGCCGTTTGCCATTTCCGGCGTCTGTGTCTCCGGCGCCATTTTTTCTGTATTGGTTTTACTCATATATAAAATCCTCCTTTTTAGAATTGGTTTTGTTCATGCTATCTTGCATTAAATATGGATTTGGATAACGAACCTGTCTTAAACAGGGCAAAAGCCAGCAGTACCGTATAACCCGCCGTTCCCCAGATCGCGCCGTGCACGTCGCCGGACGATGGGATAGACTGGACCAGCACTGCATAAATGGCAACACAGATCAGGATCAAAAACCCCTGAAAGCCCAGGGCAAAAAGGGAACGCAGATACCCGGTTCCCATTTGTCCCCATTCCCGGTTTGCCATTGTGGAAAACGGGATCGGTGCAAGGCTCACGGTTAAATAAATCTCGATCATACGGCCATATACAATGACAAAGATCACGATGGACAGTACCCACATACACAGATTGATGATGTTGGTTTCCAGCCACAGTCCAATCAGTTCCCACATTCCCATTGCTTCAAGCTGGGTTTTCAGATCAGACAACGCCGCCTGCACATCCAGGTTCCCGTTTATGACACCGGCACTTTGCGACACCACATTTTGGGCCACATCAAAGACCGCCATCACAATCGTAAAACAGTTGGTGAGCAGGTAAGTGGCAACAAAAGTCTTGAAAATCCACTTGAAGATGTTGAATGTATCGAATTCGTGCATGTTGTTCTTTTCGAGAATCATCTGGATCAGTTCATACACCAGAACAAAGGTCAGGATCATGCCCGCAATGGGAATGACGACGGTTTCTGAAAGATTCTGAATCATGGAAAACACGCCGCCATTCCAGCCCTGCGGGGTCTGTCCTACCTGATTTGCCACATCCGCAACCTGATTGTTGACGGAGTTGAAAATACTGGTGTACTGTCCGGTGATCGCATCGATCAGGCCCTCTTTAATCCAGTCTGTTATCCATTCAAACAGACTGCCCATAAGTCAGCCCTTAACCGAACAGGCCGGAAAGCAGCGGGATCAGCGTTGCACCAACCAGAGCGATACCTCCGCCTGCCATAAGCTGCTTGATCCCCTGGGATTTTGCACCTGGGTTATCATTTCCGTAACCTTCGAGAAGGTTTACAACACCCCATGCGCCCAGACCTGCGCCCAGGGCGATCACAAGGATCTTCAAAGTATCAATCGCGCTTGCAAAAAATGCCATATAGTTCCTCCTTTAATTTCAGAAATTTTAATTTGTGATATGGCCGTATCAGGCCGGAAACAAAAAAAGCCGCCGCACTGTTTTTAGAAAAAAATCTGTTTCAAACAGCACGGCGGCATGGGGCAGGAAAAATCCTGCGGTTATTTACTTTTCAGGGAGAATCACGAATCCTCAAAATATCCTCCTTTCATCGTGACAAAAACAAAGCCTGCCAGGGCGTCATGCTTTGACAGGCAGGAACAACTCTATAAAGTCTGGGAAGCCAGATCTTCGGCTGTGACTTCATAATTACGGTATCGTTCACCGGGACGCATCGGCATCCGGGTAGAAAGAAACTTTTCGATATTAAAAGCGTTCTTCTCATTAAAATCGGAAAGCAGTTTGTAATTTGGGTGTTTGGTTATATCGTATTTCCGGGAGAGGAACGGCCGCACACCCCTGATCTGCAGCAGACATTTGCCCCCGTCCATAACTGCCAGTTCATCCACCGACATCAGGTCCTTTCCCAGCTTTTGAAAATTTTGTCCGTGGGATTCCTGATTTCCCTTTGTGACACTGGTGTTATACAGATCAATAGTCTCTTTCCCTAATAGGGAGTTCCAGCTTTTTAAGGTAGTTTCTTCTTTGCCTCCTAAGAAAAGAGAGGCGTCACAGTTACCGATGATGGTGTCCATGTTGTCTTTATACAGGGCTTTGAGCTGGCTTTGCGCCTGCAGCACCAAGCAGGCAGAGATCTCACGGCTTCGGATGGTCGCCATAAGACGCTCCAGGTTCGGGATCTGCCCGATATTTGCCGCCTCGTCGATCAGGCAGCGCACATGGATGGGAAGCCTGCCCCCATATACATCATCCGCCCGCTCGCATAAGCGGTTAAACAAAATGGAATAGATCAGACTGATCAAAAATGCAAAGGTTCCGTCCGTATCACTCATAATAAGGAAAAGAGCGGTCCGTTCATCCCCCAGCATATCCAGATCCAGCTCGTCATACATGGTAATTTCCCTGACTTCTTTAATGTCAAAAGGAGCCAGTCTGGAAGCACAGGAAATAAGGATCGACTTCGCTGTTTTTCCGGCAGCGAGCTTATATTTTTTATATTGACGCAGGGCAAAATGATCCGGGTCTTTCTGTTCCAGAGCGTCAAAGAGAAGGTCAACGGCATTTTTGAATGACTCGTCATCCTCACGGACCTCCATTGCGTTCAGCATTTCTACCAGTGTGGCAAAATTCTGTTCGTTTACCGGAGCTTCATAGTAGATATATCCGATCAGTGCCGTATAAAGCAAGGTTTCTGCTTTGACCCAGAAATCGTCTCCGGCTTTTCCTTCGCCTTTGGTATTGGCGATCAGGGTAGTGACGATCTTCAGAATATCTTTCTCGGAATGAATGTAGGCGAATGGGTTAAAGTGCATACTTTTCTGAAAATTGATCGTATTGAATACCCGTATTTTATAGGGCTCATAGATAATCTTTCCTTTTTCATTACGCATAGGCTTTCCGTCCTTGTCCAGCTTTGGTGTGCCTCGCTGCAACATCTTTCCGCATTCCACAAGGACTGTACCTTTCGGATCGGTGACGACGTAGGAACTGTGCATTTGCATCAGATTGGGCTTGATGAAAAAGCGCGTTTTTCCCGAACCTGATCCTCCGACTACCAGTACATTTTTATTTCTTGCATTGGCCGGATTTTTGGGCCGTCCGTTTAACATCAGTCCTTCACTTTGGGTAAGAATGATATTGTTTTCCGGCTTTGGGTCCATAAATGGGGCAATATCGGCTTTATTTCCCCATCTTGCAGAACCATATTCCACATTTTTGCGGTATTTCTTAGCGTCTTTCCCTCTAAGATAGACTGCCAGCCGCATAATGGCTGCACCGCATAAACCAATCAGCCAGTCCATTGCCGCTCCCGGCCACATACTCTGAAACGCAAGGGCAAAGCCTTCGGACAGTCCTAACAGCTTTTGGGAAGCGTCTGCTCCGGGAGCCAGACGCACCGCCTCGCCCAGCTTGGCAAATACCAGAAGGAACAGAATATAAGGCAGATGGAGAATGACCTGTTTTTTCAGTGTTTCTGCATCAATCTTCATCGTTCCGGTCCTCCGTGTTCTTTGTTCTTTACACGGTCACGGCCAAGCGACTGCGCCAGTTCTTTGAACTTATGAAGCTGTGTAAGCAGCGACGGTCTGGTGCTGCGTGTAAGGTCTTTCTTCGTATATTCCTTAAAAGCTGCCGTCAGTGCATCCGCCTGGTTTGCCTTGAAATATACCGTCCATTTTGGGGGATCGGTCCCAAGTTCCTTTTCTATATGGTAGCGTACCTGATGTTTCCTGGCATACCGTTCAAAAGAGCGGATTCGCCCTGAAACTTCAATGGTATTGGCTCCGGGGTCTTTATAAGTCAGCCGCTTCATGCTGTTGCGCCCGACTTTTGGCATTGTGCGTTCCTGTTCCATCTTTTGGAGTACCGCAGCAATAGCCGCACGCAGTACCCGCCCTGACAGTTTTGCTGCCTGTATAGAAACAGAAACCGTTCGTTGTTCGAGATCTTCCTGCAAGAGCATCCTCCTTTCTGATAAAATCGGTATTTATAATATGGAAATAACTTTTTACCGGCTTTCCCCAAGAACCTGCTGTCGGGAAGCGTGTTCAAAGGCTTTTGCTGCCTGATCGACCTGAATTTTAGCATGTTTCAAAAGCGTCTTGATGATCGTAGCCGGGCGTTCCTGTTCCTCCAGATGATCGACCATCCCTTTGCACTCATCCGGGAGGTATTCCGCCATATCTTTCAACACATCGGAAAAGTTACCCATAAAGCCCCAGCAGCTATCCGACAGCTCCCCGTTTTTATAAAGCTCAAACCCATAACATTCGCCATGCAGATAGGAATCGTAAGCGGCGACTTCACTGCGCATCAGTGCGTCCGCTTTCTGCCGGATGGCGCCGGTCATCTTGTCAGCGTCAAATTCCTTTAGGGCATCTTCTTTGGAAACATAGATCCAGCCGACCTGTCCGCTGTCCCATTCTGCATGAGGGGCCCTGCCTGAGAAACTTTCTGTACTCATGGCAAGACCTGAGTGGTCGTAGAGATAGAGGGGGAGCATCAGATACTTTTCCGAAATTACTTTCTGCATTGCTTCATCGATCGCCCGTTCCTCTGTCTTTGGTCCATGCCGGAAACGGCTGCTTACAATGTTTACCATCCGTTCATAGCGTTTCATGCCGGCTTCATCATGTCCTACGGTATCTAAATACATTTCCCGCAGGAAGTCGTCTTTGTCCATATAGTTGTGATGGTCGCCCAGCGCATAGCGGGGATGGAAGCATACCATCGTCCCAAAATGTTCATCTACCTCACGGGGAGAGATCAGAATATCGTCCGGCTGCACCATAAGGGCATAAGGTTCATTTACTGCCATTAACATAATTGGCTCCTTTCTTTCTACAAATCCGGGCCGGAATGGTGCATCCTCGGTTTTTCCCGGTGTTCATTGGTTGCAGGCTGCTTGACTGCAATGATCTCGCCGGCAATCCTTGCAAATTTTTCAGGGTACTTGAACTGCTCCCCGTATTTCTCCATCAAGTCCGGGGAAAGGTCTGTAAAATCTTCCTCGCCAAGACCAACGATCAGAAAATTCCCGGACACAATATCATAAACGTGGCCGTCATCATCAAAGAGAGCCCGGTTCAGAGGCAGTCCCATCAGCTTGCCTTCATCATTGCAGATCAGAGCCACCGGGTCCTCATACGGATAGACCGCCTGAATGTCTCCACCCACTGCCGCCTGCAAAGATTTCAGACCGCTTTCAATCTCCGCAGCATAAGGGGACTTGCCCGGCTCTACCATTAACACTTTCATAACTGTATATCCTCCTTCTTTTTCATTGCCATACCGGGAGCGGCTGGCGTTTTTTCCTGGGTTTTTGCCACAGAGAGCTTCCCCAGGACGGAAGGCTTCTCCTGGTTTTGGGGCGTAAAAATACCGCCCTCCGAAACCTCGGCGGCGGCATGTTCCGTTTTGGTCTGTTCCAGTCCTTCAACCGTATAACCAGGTAAGAGAGTGCCATGAACCATAAAATGACGCTCATATTCTTTCGGAATTGGCGGGGAAATTTCCGTGAATAAATGGGAATAGGCTTTCTTCCGCCCGTCCAGGTATTTTATGGCTGCATTCTTATCTGTATATCGTTTCTGGTTTTGTCCGGCAATCTTTTCTCCATATCCCTGCTTCGGGGAATGAATACGGACTTCCCATGTCACATACCAGGCAACCGGAATACTCTGTTTTGTTTCCCTGTCATATTTCGTATCTTCCCAAATACTGCAGGTCATCTGATAGACCCGGTTGCTGATTTTCTGATCCGCCCTCCAGTTATCGGTGTCTTTCCACTGATTGCCGGTATGTTCAATCTCAGGTGTACGAAGATATTCCAAAGCCCGGTTGATCGTCTGTGTTGCCGCTGCCTGCTGTTCCCACTGTTTTGCGGCAGCCACCACGATTTCATAGGCTTTCTGCTCCCCGTCGATACTTCCCTGGCGCATGGCTTCCAGGCTATCGGTTCCCATTGTGATCAGTGTAGAAATATCCACATTTTCACAAACTACGCTGTGCTCAATTTTAAGCTCCGATCCCGGCGTCAAGTGGTCGCCATACCGGTAGGCACGATAATCTTTATTTTCTTCCAAAATGCTGTTCACCTCCTGCTATATTTCCGGCTCGTGGTTTTTTCTGGAAAACGTCTGTGCCGGTGATTTTTTATCTGCCGGCCTGTTTGCCGCAAGCTGATCCATCACGGAAGGACGGCCGACGCCGAACATGGATAGCTGCCCGTCCGCCGCCTCACGAAGTTCAGAAACAGAGAGGGGAAGCGTTACATCGGCATGGGTCAATAGCTGTTCCCGTTTCAAATCCTGAATGATCTCGTCAAAAACAGCGTTGATTGCACGGCGTTCTTCCCCCACAGGGAAGGCTTTCAATACCTCCATTTCTCCGTCTTTACCGGAAACCAGGGTAAGGGCACAGTCGGCATGGCCTGCCAGATAATCCGATGTGTAGGGCAGTTTGTCCTTGATATAACAGGCAAAGGCTCTGGCTGTCATTTCCACATTGCTGTCCCAATAACCGCCGTCTTTTTCACATTCTTTTCCCATGCGTACCGAATTACGGTAAAAATCAGTTTCCGTCCGTCCAATCTGCGGAGCTTCCTGCGCCTGCATCCCGGAAAGCATACGCTCAAAAATTTCCAGCCGTTCCCGTTCACTTTTGGGAATTACCCGGCCGGTAACATTCTTCTTAAATGCGCTGATCTGTTCCACAGAGCCGGGTTCGCCGGACAAAAATGCTTCCCGCAAGACTGCGTAGGTTTCCATCTGTTCCTCATTGCCATACCGTTTCAGGGAGGCAAGAACCGAGGAATCCAGCCAGCTTGCCGCATTTTTCCGGGTGCGTTCTGTTTGTGCTTCCGTGCGCTTTGCTGCCTGTTCCGGTGTTTCCGGTTTATACTTCATGGTGTCAATGAGTTTTTGGAACGGCGCATAGAGGTGGGGCTGTTCTGACAGCATCCCTTTTGCTCCCATCTTTGTACCAAGATAATCGTCAAGTCCATGCCACCATTCATGTGCCAGGGAACCGGCCCCGTGCATTTTTGTAAGATTGATGACTGTACGCAAAGGTTCATAATGAGCTGCAGCATTGCCACTGCCTCTTGCACCAAAAGCGATAGCAAGTGTTCCCTGATAAGCAATATCTTTATCGCTGATCTTAAGGGCTGACGCCAGATCCTTTAGTGCTTCAAATCCCATGTTAAGGGAGGTCTGCCGGTCGTTCTGGTTCATCCAGTTTCCAAACTCACCGCCGCGGAACCCAAAGGTATCAAGATAATGCTGTCCGGTGATCTCCACGCCATTCCGATAATCCGGTCCGGTACGTTTGACATGGGCAAGCTGTGGAGGGACAAAACGGATCTTTCCGTTTTTGTTCCTGCCTTTGGCAAGTTCCTGCACCCATTTCAGGGCAGCTTCTTTGGTCTCAAAATTGGTCCGCAGGATCGAATAGCCTTTTGTCACATAGTAGGTACCGGGTTTCCAGTCCCCATTTTTAGAATAGGTCTGTTTCCCGTCGTTGAAGTGGATCGCATAACCTTTCGGTATTTTCTGCTCTTTGGAAACACAAAACTGTTCCTTTTTTGCTTTCTGAGCAAAGTTGCGCTCAAAATATTCAGCCGAGCGGATCAGCATGGTATTGGACAATTTGTTTGTAATCACGGGATTGTCCTGACCCTTTTTCGTTGCCCGGTAATGGATTCCGCTTACCCAGCCCTGTACCTTTTCTAAATATCCATTGTCAACGAAAAAGCGGTCATAGGCTCTCATGGCATCCTCCACAGTACGGACATCTGAAAGCACTGTCTGCAATTCCCGGACTGTTTTTATATACTCCTTTTGCCTCGCAGTCCGTTTTTCCGGGGTGTCATCCGTGCGGTAATACTGAGGAGAGGCGTTTAAGCCGTCCCTTGCTTTTTTGATAAAATAGACCACGCCAAGAGGAATCCCTTCCTCCAGCATGGCTGCATAGTCCGGCTTTTTCCAGACATTATCCTTTTTCACAAATTTTTCGGCTTCGCGCTCATTCATGGCTTCCAGATCATCCGCATACAGCCCGCGGTCTTTCCACAGGTCTTTTTTCGCACCGCCGATCTTTTCACCGAAATCTTCATGCACTCCTGCCAATCTTCATCACCTCCAGTCAGTGTAAAATTCTTATCGCTCCGGGGCAGGGCGACGTTCTTCGTTTTTGTGAAGTTGTGGGAGGTTTCCTGTGAGCCGGTCAGTTTCCCTGCGGATCAGTTTGTCCAGAGCGCCTAAATCCTCTGGTGCAATGGCAAACTCCCGGTAATTTTCATACCACAGGCCCGTAGAGATTGCCGCGATGGGCGCAATTTTCTCCGAACCGGATGGAAGAAGGCGATACACAGGGGCTTCGTCATAAAGAAGCATCTGCTTTGCCGTTCCCTGTGGTATGCGGTACTTATCCATATCCGGGTTCTGGGCTGCCTCCATATATTGCATATTCAGGCGTTCTTCTAAATCCTGGGGCATATAACGAAATGCCTGATCCATCCACTGTCTGAACATCGTGGAATAGTGGTACTGCCATTCCGTAACTTGATTCGGGGCATAAGAAAACCCCCAACTTTTCAGAGCATCTTTTTCGTAAAGCTCCATTTCAGTCCATTCTTTCAGGCTGACCGTAGCCGCTGAACCATCTTTGCGTTCGATATTGACGCCGCAAGGATAGAGGATATTTCTTTTTATATCCTGCCGCAGCGTGTCTAAATCCATCATCAGGACATCTCCGTACAAGTGACCGCCCTCTCTGCGATCCGTATGAAACAGGAAAGCCCTCGCTCCGATAAACTCCGTTGTTGAGATCATTTGATAAAGATCCGCCGTAGAACAATAAGCAAACAAAGCGTCGGAAAGCCATATGTGATTTTTTCCCATGATGGCAATGGAATCAGCCCCGGTATTTGTCGCCAGAGAACGCATATTAAATTCGCATTCCCTAAGAAAATCTCCGGCAAAAATATGGAGCTCATACGCAAAGACGGATAAGTCTGTATCACGGATCAAATGAATCTGCGGTAGTGGTTCCTGATTCAATCAAATTCCTCCTTTCATGTGAAGCAGCTCTTTGACCTGCTCATTTTCCGCAAACGGCTGGCTATCTGTCTCCGCCATTTAATCAATCCCTCCCATCTGCCGGTAGCTGCCCGCCGGCAATCTTGCCGACAATCTCCGGACCGGTTTCATAAATCTGCATGAGGCGTTTTGCTGTGCCGCAGGGCTGTGCAGCTCCGCTGGTCCAAAGACGCACTGTGGATGGGGCAACATTCATCAAAAGAGCAAAGCCCTTTTCGTTCATGTCCAGCTTTTTCATCAGCGATTTAACCATATCGGGGCCGTAGTCTGGACACCGGGAAGCCTCGGCAATCATCTGCAAAGCGGTATTTTCAATTTTTTTCATTTTCAAATCCTCCTGTTATTTGTTTTCCAGCCTTATGCCGGAGCAAAGCTGATCTGGTTGTGTTTCATCCTTTTGGCAAAATCCGGCAGCGAATAATTTACCCCGTCAATTTCTGCATGGGTGTCATCCAGACGATGACAAACAGCAAAGTGCCTGTCCCCGTTTCCATAGAACAGGCAGAGTAAACCATTGTCGGGAATGGAAAACAGCGCTTTTCCGGCGCTGTCTGTAAAGCAGATATGTTGAGATCCATTCATGTTGAAATCCTCCCTAAATTGAAACAGCCGCCTCTTTTGGGCGGCGTTGGTGCTGGCTGGTTTGCAGTTGTTCCCGAACCAGCAGCAATTTCTCATTGTAATCTTTTCCCATCCGGGGAGGGTTGACACTTACCCGGATATGACGGAAACGTTTATCCTCGTGAAGCATGGTCTTGATTTTCCGGGCATTGACAAATCCGGCAAGGTCGTGGTCCATATAAAGGGTAACACGCCGGATCTCCGGGTGGCGTTCCAGGAAAGAAGTCAGCGCCACATGGGAAGTACCTCCCAAAGACAAGCGGTAACCATTCCATTTCCATCCCTCCAGCTCTTGAAGTGTCGCATGGGAAAGCGCATCAATAGGAGCTTCAAAGACTGCCACATGCCGGCTGCCCGGACTTTGCGGGGGATAACAAAAGTTATATCCTTTGTCGCTGCCATAGACATCCTTTTTGAGATTGCCGCTGATACTGCGCATACAGGCAAACTTCGCTTTCCCGGAATCATCTTTCCCAACAAACACACAAACCGGTTCTCCATGATACCGGGCTTCGTAAAAAATCCCGGCTTGTAAACACTGGCGAATGACTTCTGAGCTGATCCCCCGTTTCTGCAAATAGGAGACCGCAGCGGTCGCGCAACGTCTGGCCCAGGGGAGAGCGAATGTTTTCTTTTCCGGCTCTTTTGATACCTGTATTTCTGCCGTACTTCGGTAAGCCGGTTCCTGTGGGATTTCGCCACCTACCAGAGCATGAACCGCATCCACAAGACCATATCCCCGAATCTGGATCAGGTAGTCCAGCGCATTGATACTCCGTCCGCGGCTGTTCCAGTACCAGTACCTTTTCCCGGTCACATATACCAGACTGTCATGCTCCTTATGCCGGAAATTAGGTCCATCCTGTTTCAGCACGCCGGGTTCATGGAATTGCAGGTAAGTAAACAAGTCAGCTTCCCGCGCTGCCTGAATCTGTTCTTTGGTTACGCCGGGCATAGTACCGGCACAGTGTTTCTTTTCATTGTGCTTTGCCTCCTTCCTGTGATGAAATGAAAAAAGACACCCAAAGGTGCCTAACAGCCGTACAGGTCGTGATTGACCTCGGCACGGTAATAGCTGTCCATTGTAGCCGGGGCATTATACAGCGCCGCCAGCAGATACGCTTTGATGTTTCCGACCTTCGTTGTGTTCTTGTCGATACAGTCAAAGACATACTCTAAGTGGCCGGAATTGATCTTCAGGAACCGGCTCTTGACGATCTCCCTCGGAAAATCATCTCCGGCAATGCGAATGTAAGGGCGTTTCGACAAAATCACTTCAAGCATAAGTTCAAGGGCTTCATCCAAACGTTCCCTGCCATACCGTAAGACCAGTAAGTCATATTCAATATTTTCTTTGATGATTTCACGATAGGCTTCTATCAGCTCTATCCGATCCATCCCATCCGTGCGGTTTGCCGCTTCCGGCTCTGCCGGATAGATTGATGGATAAGTTATTGATTTATCTTTTTTTGATTTTTTTGTTTTTAATGGATTAGTATTTAATTGTGCCGGATTTTCCTGTTCAGGTTCCGCCTGTTTAGGTTTTGCCTGTTCTGGTTTTACCTGTCTTGGATTTTCCCGTTTAGGTGAAAGCCCTGTGTTTTCGGTACTTACAGGCTGCTCATGGATCGTATATTCAATGTCTCCCAACTGCCCGTTATCATAGCGGAGGCGCTGTCTGGTGAGATAACCATGCCGCTCCAGTTCCTTCAGGGCAGTAGTGATAGAATCCACACCATCCTTGCAGATATGGGCGAGTCCCTTTGTGGTATAATCCCAATCTTCCGGCAGCGACAACATAAGTGATAAAAGCCCCTTTGCCTTTAAGGACAACTCCGTATTGCGCAGATGGTGATTGCTCATTATCGTAAAGTCCTTTGTTTTCTCTACACGGAATACTGCCATTGTACCGCCTCCTTTCTTCGACTATTCCGTTACAAGGCATGATCCCTGCGGTCATAATGGAGATGACCGTCAGAGACCTTCGCATGGTTTTTCAGTTTCACTTCGCCCCGTTCCTGGCTCTCTAAAAATTTCTGATAGCCGGCATCTGTAAGGAACAAGCGCATCTTATCGCCTTTGTCGCCAACAGGGGAATCGTAAGACAATACATCAAAGACGATCATGTGCTTTACTTCTGGATCAAAGCGTTCAAGTGCCATGATGTCATGCCCCTTCAATTTTTCTGCCCCTGATTGTTGTCTGGCCTCGGCGATCTTTTCTCCAATCGTCCGGGCTGGATAGGGCAGACGGTAATTCTTCTGAATATCTTTTACCAAGTCCATGCACTCTGCATTTGACAGAACACGAAGTTTTGCCATAAGACCTTCTGCCGCCTCCCGCTGTTCGGAATTATTTGAATACCGCACGGTCATATAAAGTTCATTCAGGATCTTTGTCTGATAATCGCCCTCCACTTGAAAGAGCAGCTTTTTTTCCATTTCGTTTAATTCCATGTGGATCTCCTTTCTCTCGAAAATGAGTATGAAAAAAGGGCGTCCACCTATAAAAGTGAAACGCCCACGGCAACCAGCGGTCAGACATAAAGCCGGACCGCTGGCACTATTAAATTTTGTCGTTAATAAAACAGCCTCCTTTTTTCTTTATAGTTTTCGTCAATTTTCAACTTGGAAAAGGAATTGAATAAAAGACGACAAACGCTCAAACCCCTTGAAAATAAAGGCTTTTTCTGTTTGTCGTTATTATACCGTAACGGCACTCTAGCGCGTCATTTATGATAAACAATATGGTCACAAGGGGAAAGGTTAATTTCTCTGCCTATGACATCGCCAAGCGCTTAGGTGACGAATTAGACACAGTATTGCGTATTTATGCACACTGGTTTCCGCAAGCCGACAAAGATATCGTTAATTTCATGGATAAAAACAAGAACACCTGGATGTAATAGTCCAGGTGCTTTTGCTTAAGGCTACCATTTTTTAACCATCATTTTCAATTTATTACCATTTTTGACAATATGCTAAATGCATTTTATAATTTGAATACCGGAGGTACTTACTCCTCGACAGGTCAATAGTCGGTGGATGGTTAAGAATACTAAGCGTATGTTAAGTACGTCGCCCCGATTAGATTCCACTCAATGAGTGGAATTTTTTTATTATGGCAATCTTAAAATGACATCTATGATGCCTTTATTGATTTTGTCCATAACACTATCAGGGGCTTTGATTCTTTTGATTGGTTCCAAATGATTCATGGGGTTAACAATCTTAGGTTTATCTATAGTTGTGATTTTCAACAATTTGGTAATGCTCTTTTACTTTTTCTAATCCTGCGTCTGTTGGTTTACCATTATCATCGACATATCCGTATTTTTTTAGTAAATTTAGTTCTTTATCAAAGCAAATACCATACTTATACTCAAAATAAGATGGTATTCTTCGATAACCATACAAATATTTATCTAACCAATAAAGCATATATACATGTCCCGGTAAAAAGCCATCTTCAAAGCGTATCATCATTTCTTTTTTAACTAATGACTGATCTGGAAACATAGTCACTTGTTTAACCCAGGGGGTATTAATTTCTCGGTCCTTAGATATAAACGGGACATATTGGTAATCACTATAATACTTTTGAATTATTCCTTTTCTAAATGACTGACTCGCATCTCTTTGACCAGCCAGATCTCGCTCATTCGGTACGTATTTATTGAAATGTTTTTGTGGTGCCTTTTTAGATGCCGGATGTTTGGTGTAAATTCGTTTTTTGTATCCTTCAGATAAAGTGTTTAGCGTTATTCTTTCTACTTCCATTTTTCCATCTTTAAATCCTGTATCAATAGTAATGCCTTGTTGTCTTTTCCATACCGTAAATCGAGCTCCAGCAATAGTCATATCCTTGAAGTAGTAAATGGCTCCAGGATTATCATGGGCATTAAAGGTTAATGTATAAGGACACTTGGGCTCTTTACCTGTTCGCGTCTTAGGCTCTTCCATAAATTTTAACGATGTTTTACTGTCTATTACAAGCTTTGGATAAAAATCATCAATAATATGGTTGGCTTCATCGACAAGGAGATTAAGCTTTCCAAGATCAGAGAGAAAAGAATTCTTTTGATCATCGTCAATATCGAGATATTTTACTTGCCGACCATTTGGCGAATCTATCTTAAGTTCTTCAGCAGCTTCTGTTGTTTTTTCATTTTTGAGTATAGATTCTTTCTTTTCATCTTTTGTATCAAAAAACCAGTTGAATAATCCCATAAACTATACCTCTACTGTTCCACAGAAAATTTAAACTTATACTTTCCAATCACTCTGAAGCATTCATCTGTTAGATCTACCATAATTGGATCATATTTTTCATTTGCAGATTCTAACATAATTAAGCCATTAGGAAGCTTCCTAAATGTTTTACAAACGGCTTCAGATTCTCCAACACAGAAAGCTCCAATTTGGCCGTTTTCAACAATGTTCGTTTTTTCAAAAACTAACACATCTCCATTTTTGATACCTTTACCAATCATAGAATCACCGCTTGCAGTATTCGCAAAGTATTCATGTCCTTTTTTTATATATTTATCGGGTACAGCAATGTAATCTTCTACTTGATCGTCAACGAATAATCCAGTTCCACAACTGATGGAGGTGTAGAGAGGGATAGATATACTTGATTTAGGGAGAGGTGTAACTTGTTCATCACCATATATCATTACATCTGTAGTAACGCCGAATAGATCAGCTAGTTTTTGTACTATACCCATTGGAGGTGTAGATTTGTTAGCAATCCACATTGATACAGTACTTTCACCACGACCTACCTTTTCTCCTAACTCTTTCATTGTTAAACCATTCATTCGCATGTACTTCTCAACCATGCTAGCAAACTTAATTTCTCTATTCATTTTTTCACCTCTTTCTATTTAATTATAAAATATATTCAATAATATTCAAGAAAATCATAATAAAACTTCAAAAATATTGAAAATTTATATTGACTTCAAAAATATTGAAGTGTATTATGAATGTGCAAGGAGGTGATATAGATGCAAGAAAGAATCAGCATTGAAGAAGCAATTAGGGAAGCAGGTCTTAAAAAGAAATATGTAGCTAATGAATTAGGCGTTTCAGAGACATATATCAATGAATATTTGAAAAAGCCTGGCTCTATATCGGTTAAAAATGCATCAATCATTTGTAAATTAACAAATAAGAAATTAAATGAAATTGATTTTGGAGAAGACGTTGAAATCAATTGATATTTTTTAAGCTTAAACTTCAAAATAATTGAAGTTTAAATGTACTTGGCAAGAATACTACCAACGACTACCACAGAAAGGAGGAAGACGCATGGCAAAAACATTATTAGGATACAAAGACGTGATGTCACTAGGAATCAACAAAGTAATGGCGTATCGAATGATTCATATGGTTCAGGAATCTGAGGAATACAAGAGTTCAAATGTATCTAAGGTTATTTGTGGTTCTAAGCAAGTTCCAATCAGTATGTTTACCAACGTTTTTCCTGAATTCAAAAAAGCATGTAAGGAGATGTGGGGATAAGCCAATTTACATTGTGCAGCATCATAGAAAGGAAAAATTATATGAGAAAAGAAGAATTAGATACCTTGTTAAGTATGATTTCAAAATTGAAACCGCATGAATGGAATCAGATTGTGCATTATGTACAAAAAAAGTACTCTTCCAAACAGGCAAGTGTACCTATGCCAAGTATGGAAGAGTTGAGTGACTACTCTGCTAATCTCGATTTCCCTGGGCTTATGAAGTCACAATCTGAAGGAGAAATTTAAATGGAAGAAAATAAAGTAAAAGATCTTATTAACGCTTTAGATCTAGTGAACGAACAAATGGTACAGAAAAAAGAAATAAGCACAATAGCTGTTGCCGTCAAGCTTGAGGGTTTGGATCAGGTAAACGAGGAACTTGACAAAATGCTTATTAAATTGGAAAAAGCCAACTCATTGGCAGATGAATTGACTTCAAAATTAAAGAATGAATTGGATATTGACTGCAGCAAGGTAGCTAATCTTGTTTCTAAGACTATTCATGGTAAGCCTTCAGAAGCAAGAATTGATCCAGATGAATTAAAGGTACTTGCTAAGCCTTTGCAAGAGTACTTAACAAGTCACTTTAACCCTATGTGTTCTGTAGTTGTAGATGTAGATAGAGTAACTGTTGTAAGCAAGGAATTGTCTACTCCAACAGATTAGACACGTCGATATGGATGTCTATGCTGGAACGTATTTAGTGCCTGACCTAATGACGGTGAAGAAATAAAGGCTTTATATTCAGACTCACTGACATTGTAGTAAGCATATAAGGCTCCATTCTTGAATTGAATGTACATGGTGCCTTCATTCCATCCAACAGCATTCATTCTGCTTGATCGTACAGGTATCAAATTATACATAAGTATACTCACCTCCTTCCAAAAGGAAATTGTAACACATAGAAAATCAGAAAAAGTATGCTACGAGCATACAAAGGGAGAATGAATATGAGCTTAAAAGTAGAACCCAAACAGGTTGATATTACAATCGACAACTATCAAAGAATCGAAAAGTTAAGCCAGGAGCTTCATGAAATGTTCGTAGACGGAAGCTTTAGTGTGGCTTTGGCAGAACAAAAAGAAGCTGAACTTCACAATGAAATCCAGCTTTTAAAGAAAGTAAAGATTAGTGTAACTCTTACTTAACATTGATGCTAATAAAGTGCACATAAACAAAAAAACTCTCTGGTCAGTACTTGAGGTGTTGCTTCGAGAGCCTAAGAAAAGCTCTTATACATAAAACTGCTAGTTTGTTCGTTCAAGTCCAATTGAATCCTGGATCAGTGCTCTACAGACCTTATCACATGCAGTTGTTCAGGAGTAGATTGATTCAAAATAAAACCCCTTAAATTTTCTAGCAGAATACTGTTGATACAAAAAAGAAATATCTCTTTTCGCAAAAAACAGATATTAGACTTAGTGGTTTGATCATAAAAATGTACATATAGAAAAAACTATAATCTAGCATAACAATAACAGCATTTTATTAAAGAGGTGAGTACAGCCTCCAAAACTACTTAAGTATACACTTACAAAATATCGTTAAAGATATCCCCAATAACTGAAACGATAAATTCCAATATTCGAAGAATCAAATTTCAAAGTCTATGGGTATCAAACAGTGAAGTGGCACCTCAAGTGCTGCACCAGAACGTAGTAGAACATAGTAAAACGTAGTAGAAACGTAGTAAAACGCAGTAGAAAGGAGTAGAACATGCAAGAATTATTACCTATCGGAAGTGTCGTAGTTCTTAAAGAAGGAACTAAGAAGTTGATGATCATCGGTCGTCTTCAACAGAATGTAAAGACAAAGAAAATGTACGACTATGCAGGATGTCCATGGCCGGAAGGCTATATGGATAAGGAGCATTGTTACGTATTCAATCACGATGATATTGATCTTTTGTATTACTTGGGAATGCAGGATATTGAAGAATTCAATTTTAGATTTAAATTGGATGAAATGATGGAAAAAATAGAAAGTGAAGGATTTAAACATGCCAAGAGCAAACACAACAGCCAATAAAGAAACAGTTAAGAAAGCAGATGCAGTAATGGAAAATCAGTTGGAGATTCCTGATTTCAAATTTGGACAACCAGTCAACAAACAACCGGAAGTGAATGTTCAGGTTGTATTCGAAAAGGGTGGAATCAGCAAAGATGAAAAGGATGATTTATTCATTATGTATGCATTCGCAATCATCATTACAGTGTTGAACTTTATCTTATTGTACAAACAAGTGTGGTAAAGAAAGGAGGTTCCTATGGAATTTAATGTAAAAAAAAGACCACTCATATGAAAGTGGCCAATCAAAAATGAACAACTAAATTATAAACAAATAACTCAAATCTTGCAACCTGGATATCACAATCTGCTAATTATTTATGCCCAAATTCAAACGTGTTTTTTTGCTTTATCTTAGGAAGTTTTACAAGTTACAATTATGGATTTTTTTTCTGACGTGCTTGCATTATTTATGACAATGTTTAAGTAGGTACTGAATTGTGAAAAGAATGATCCTTTTTCTAGCAGACCACGTCACTTGGCAATACCCAGGTTGCAGGGTTTGAGTATGAATGAATAAGGAGAAAATCAAAAATGAAACAGTTCGTATTAAAAAAGAACGGAAATGAATTCGATGAAGAGTCGAAAAAATATAATGCAATGAATGACAAACTTAATGAGTTGTATGAAAAGCTACAAGGCGATGTATCAGAAGAAGAAGGCGATGCAATTATAGAACAGTTCCAAAATCTCATTAAGAATTGCGGAGCAGCATTTGAATTGAGAGTGATTCCTGGATTCGATACTCCAGTTGTAACTTGTGAATCCAAAGCCGGTGCTTTAATCTTTGGAATTACCACAAATATGAAGCCTGATCTAATCACTGAATGCTTCAAAGCGTGTGCGCAGGCTTTTTCAAAAGAACTTGAAAGACAAATCAACATGAACAAAGTTGATCATCAGATTCATTAGGAGGAGACATCAATATGGAAAAAAAGGGATACCGCGAGCCTATAAATGCGAGCTTAGAGGAAATACTTGAAAGAAATATTCAAATCAATGAAATCAAGGAGAGATTCGACCAGCTAAAGGAAGATATCGCAAAATCTAACAATCCTGATGATCTTGCGAAAATCAAATCTGAACTTAAAGAATATTTGGAATCTTTAGACAGTGCGTATGAAGTTAGAATTTCGCCTATGCTGGATATTGAAGCACATGCAAATCCTAGTATATATGCAATTGGATCTATATTCGATCTAGAAGCAGATCAGATAGCTGATTGCTTCGAAAGTGCACTAGATGCGTTCAATGTTGCAATGAATCAAAAACTCAGAAGTTATTGCAAAATCAACAGTGGAAAGAGAAGAGGTAAGCACCATGTCCATTAAGGCACGTAAATACAATGTAGAACTTCACGAATATGAAGACATTATTCTTCCTGATGAATGCAGAACGTATGAAGATGATATGGAAAAGATGGTGCCATGTGCACAATGCGGAAGAATGTTCAAATTCGGTGAAATGTACACATCGAGAGAAGTACATACTGCACATGGATTTGGATATGCGGTATGCGCAGAATGTTACGATGGCGAAACGGACAGATTTCTAAAAGAACATGAACCATCCAAGGAGGAATAGCGATGCCATTCTTTAAGGATATCGACGATTGGAGAGAATGGAACGACAACCGTTATATAGATGATTCTGGTGAACCAGAAGAAGAAAGAGAGGATGAATCAAATGAAGATGAAGAATGTGATCAAGCATAAATTACCAGCTACTCATGAAGAGTGGCTGGATAATCGTCTAAAAGGAATCGGTGGATCTGATGCCGGTTCTGTTCTAGGCTTGAATAAATACAAATCAGCTTACGCATTGTGGTGTGAGAAAACAGGTCGTATCCATAAAAATATCGACAATGAGCGTATGCGATTTGGCCGAGATATGGAGGATTATGTAGCAAAAAGATGGGAAGAAGAAACTGGCAAAAAATGTCGAAAGAGTGGATTTTCATTTCAATCTGTAGATCATCCATTCATGTTGGCCAACGTTGACAGATTGGTTGTTGGAGAGGATGCAGGTCTTGAAATCAAGACAACGTCTGAATACAACAAGGATATGTATCAGAAGGGAAATATTCCGCCTCAGTATTATGCACAGTGTATGCATTATATGGCAGTTACAGGACTTTCTAAGTGGTATATAGCTATTTATATTCCTGGAGTTGATTTGTATTGCTACGAGGTCATTAGAAGTGATGAAGAAGTCAATGCATTGATTGAGGCAGAAGAAGAATTCTGGAACTGTGTTGAGAACGACATTGAACCGCCAATCGATGGTTCGGATTCCACTGCACAAGCACTCAGTGAGCTTCATCCAGTAGAAAATGATGAAGACAACATTGTGGATCTAACTCCATTGCAGACGGAACTGGATGCTTTGCAGATGGTCAAAGATAAAATCAAGGAGCTTCAGGATATTCAAAAGAAACATGAGAATGAAGTTAAGAATTACTTAGGTGATTCTTGTATCGGAACATCCAATAAGTTCAAAGTTACATGGAAAACATCGGTATCAAATACATTTGATACTAAAGAATTCAGAAAAGATGAACCTGATCTTTATGATCAATACTTAACACAAAGAAAAATGAGAAGATTCTTAGTCAAAGAACAGTAGGAGGATAAATACATATGACAACAACAAATCAACAAGGAATGATTGCAAAGACGCAGTCGAATAAAGTGGCCAAAAAACAGCCACAAACAATTAAAGACTATATTTCTGTGATGTCAGGAGAAATCGCAAAAGCATTGCCTAGTGTGATGACTCCAGAACGATTTACACGAATCGCATTGTCTGCGGTATCTAATAATGCCAAGTTAGCATCATGTACTCCGCAGTCATTCTTGGCTGCAATGATGAATGCAGCACAATTAGGACTGGAGCCAAACACCCCGTTAGGACAAGCCTATTTGATTCCATATGGCGGAGCTTGTCAGTTCCAGATTGGCTACAAAGGATTGATTGACCTGGCATATCGTTCAGGCGAAGTCAAGATGATTGATGCGCAGGTCGTTTATGAAAATGATGAGTTTGAGTATGAGCTTGGTATGGATCCAGTACTTAAACATAAGCCTGCAAGAACAAATCGAGGTAAGCCAATCTATTATTACGCTACATTCAAATTAGTGAATGGTGGCCAAGGATTCCAGGTCATGTCGTATGAAGATGTTCTTGATCATGCGAAAAAATATTCAAAATCATTTTCGAGTGGACCATGGAAAACAAACTTTGATGAAATGGCCAAGAAGACAGTTTTGAAGAAGTTGCTTAAATATGCTCCTTTGAAGACTGAATTCGTTAAGCAAGTGAATACAGATGAATCAATCAAGACAACGATTGAAGAAGATATGACAGAAGTTCCAAACGAATTCTTTGATGCAGAATATCAGGAACAACCTGGTGAAGATCCAGTGACTGGAGAAATCAAAGAATAATGCGTTATCAGTTTGTAGTACCAGGAGAACCGGGGTCCAAAGGAAGACCTCGATTCTCTAATCGTGGTAAGTATGTAAGTGTGCATACACCACCTAAAACAGTTGAATATGAGAATCTAGTGCGATTAAGCTTCATGGAACAGTGTGGCACTCCAAGCATGCTGGAAGGGTCCCTGGAAGTGAAGATTTTCGCGTATTTCTCGCTACCTAAGAATGTATCAAAAGTGAAACTAAATAAGATGCTCGCAAATGAAATCCAACCACAAAAGAAGCCAGATTCCGACAACATTGCAAAAGTTGTACTGGACTCTTTAAATAAAGTGGCTTTCGAAGATGATAAGCAAGTATCAGACCTGCATGTCTTCAAGAGATATGCACAGAAACCATGCGTAATGGTAGTTATAAATGAAATAGAACCAAAAGAAGAATAGAAAGGATTGCATATGTCGGAAATCAAGGATAATAGCAAAGTTTATTATTGGATCAAGTTGAAGACTGATTTTTTCGAAAGTGACGCAATCGATTTTCTTTTATCCCAGGAAGACGGATGTAAATACGTAACTCTATACATAAAATTGTGCACCATGACATCAAACACAGATGGTGTTTTAGCCTCAAAAATTGGCAATATATTAGTTCCATACAGTGTCGATAAAATTGCACGTGACACAAAGTTTTTTTCCGCAGACACAGTCAGAGCGGCCCTTGAATTATTCCAGAATTTAAGACTGATTGTATCTGAGAACAATGTGATGAAGATTGCAAACTATGAATCGATGATTGGATCAGAAACCGGATGGGCACAAAAAAAGAGATTGTATCGTGAAAATAAACAGAAAAATCCGCCTGAAAAGAGTCCTAAAAAAGGCTCAAAAAACACTCGAAAAACGAGCTCAAAAACAGAGAAAAAATCGAAGGACAAAGTAGAGGACATTGTCCAGGACAAAGTAGAGGACATTGTCCAGGACAAAAAAAGGACATTGTCCGATAAGAGATTAGAGTCTAGAGATAAGAGTCTAGAGTCTAGAAATAAGTCAGTCAGTAGTCAGAAGTTAGATAGTGTGGCTGCGTCAAAAAGTGCAACAAACGAAAATGTGCAGACTGACTGGACTGACTGTTTTGTTAAACCGTCCATTTCAGAAATCGTGGACTACATCCAGGAACACAACTTGAACGTAGATGCCAAAAAGTTTTGGAAACACTACGAATCCACCGGATGGAAGACAGGCAATGACCCTATCAGGGACTGGAAAGGACTTTTGAAGAAATGGAGCAAAGCGGAACGCGAAGAAGACAATCCAGGAATCAAAGCGATCCAGCTAGATGAGAAATTCTATGCTAAACCAGTCCAGATGTCAGAAGAACAACTGCAAAGCGAATTAGCGCAGCTGCAGGAAAAAATCAAAAATGGAGAACTGTGAAAATGAAAACTAAAAAACAAACCGAAAAACAAGAACTCAAATACGCTCCTGGTGATAAAGTCATTTATCACTGTGCAGGAGTGGACAGAGAAGGACTTATCGCATACGTTGACGATTCAGACAACGCAGCACCATACCGAATCAGCGGCATGAACATTCGTGAATCGGATATCGTCGAGAAAGTAGCAAAGCGACGTGGCAGACCCGCTGCCAAAAAGCAAGTCGAAGAAAAAACGGAGGCCGTAGTCAATGCAGAACCTAAGCAGAAACCAGAAGAAACTCAGGTGGTTGAATCCATCCAGGAAGAAGAACCAGAAGTTGAGCCGACACTTGTTGAGAAGTATCAAGCTTTCAAGAGCACGATCAACATGGCGGAATTCAACGACCTGGTCGACTTGGTTACTGCAGACACGAAAAAGATGCGTGAGTTGATGGCCAAATCCATGCAGTCAATCGCGAATGATTGCGGATTGAAAGCGTGAGTCTATGCAGGATATCAACAGAGTGGTTCTGATTGGTCGCTTAGTACGTGATCCAGAACTCAGAAAAACAACAAACGGAACAAGTGTCTGTTCGTTTACCTTGGCGGTTAATCGAAGACAAAACAAGGATGGAACACAAGATGCTGATTTCATCAACTGCGTTGCATGGAACAAACTGGCCGACAACATCCAACTGTACCAGAAGAAAGGTAATCAGCTAGGCATTGAAGGCCGAATCAATACACGCTCATACGACAACCAGCAAGGGCAGAAAGTTTATGTTACAGAAGTTGTTGCAGAGAATGTAGAGTTTTTGACACCTAGAAATGATTTTAACGAACAAAACACTCTAGGAGTTACAAATACCTATGGCACTCAAAATTACGCTCAGAATCAATCGTATGGAACTCAGACAAAGAATTACAGTCAATCGAATGTGCAATATGCGCAAAGCTTGACTCAACAAGCCGAAGTAGATGCTCTTGAGATTGCTTCGGATGATTTGCCTTTCTGATGAAGAATGGCGAAGTTTTAAAGAAGAAAAGACAACAAGAAGGAAAAGTAATGAAAGACTCAGAACTACGCATGATTGAGACAATGCTAAAGAAACAAGATGAGCTGCTAAAAGAGTTTGAGTATTTGAAGGATGTGGAATGATGAAAGTTTTTTTAGTCGAAAACATAAATGACATTCATGATGAATTTGTAAGAGAAGCATGTGCTCGTTTAGATAGAAAGATATGGGATCTGATAGGGCTTAGTACCAGATTTATTTCTATGGAATCATGCTTAGAACAAATTACGAATTACATCGTCAAATTAGAACGTGAGAATTTTGGGCTAAAAGAGTATAAGAAACACCAAGAAAAAGCGAACGAGAGAAGATATCGCGGTGGTGAGGAATCTTGGCACAGAGGGTCAGCTGTCGCAAAGAAGAAGTAGGTGGTTAAATTGAACAAATTAAAAGTAAATCAAATGTTGAATGATTTGAAGTCGGCAAACTATTGCTGCCATCGAATAATTGAACTGAACGAAGAACTAGAAGTTCTGAATCATAAAATGTTAGGGCTAAGCCATAATTCAATTAGGTTGACAAAGGAGCAGGAGAAATCAAATGCTCCTATGCCGACCTTTCATGGTTCTTATACAAGCCCTTTAGGAATGATGGAAGAAGAATCTCAAAAGGTGGCAGGAATCAATTATTATCGTAGACGTTTGAATGAATGTAAAGCAATAGAACTTCTATCTTTGCGCGATCAGAATATTTTGTTTGATCTATACTTTTGGAATATGAATGCATGGGATGTTGCAGAAAAATATGGTTATACAAAGAACGGAATGTACAAACATATCCGCAGAGAAATTGGTAAATTAGTTTAATTGACGTTGATAATGTTCATATAGGTATTAGTGTTTAAAAGAAGAGGTGGTACAATAATGTTGATTAAAAGAGGGTATGTCATGAAAAAAGAAACACTTACATTAAGGTTTAAAGGCGAAAATGACATTGATATAGAAACATTATCTAAGTCGCTAGACTGTGTTGTTGCGGTTTTAGGTAAAATTGCTGATTCGTCAATAAGCGAAAATGATTTTTGTAAATTTAAAGTAAAGAATATCGAAAAAGGTAGCTTTATGATAACGATAGAGCAGATTGTTGAAATGGCCGCTGTATTATTTCCATTGATGCCACCTATCCTAGAATCGTTTAATAGTATTGTTGAACTGAAGAAAAATCTTGGTGGACAAATGCCTGCAGAAGTAATTCATGAAGGGAATAATACTATAGTCAAGTCTTGTGTTGGTAATGTAACCTATATTGATAACAGAACATATAATCTTTACACAAGAGATTCCTCAATAGAAAAGTGCTTATCAGAATTATCAAGAACTATTTCAGAAGATGGTGAGCGGACAGGCTTTTCTATCGCAGTTACTGAAGATAAAACTGTGAAGACTGTTGAAATGGATAAAGAAGATTTAATGAGAACTAGGAATCCTATTGATGTTGAATCACTAAATGGTGATATCACCGAACAAGAAGCTACAGGAGTACTAACTGTTCGGAAGCCTGATTTATTAGGAAACAGTAAATGGCAGTTTAAATTCCTTGGGAAAACAATCAATGCAGATATTGAGGATGAGAATTTTTTGAAAAAAGTAAAGGAAAAAGAGATTAGCTTTCCACTAGTATCAAAATTGAATGCGAAAATGCGAGTAAGATTAAAGAATGGAGATCCAATCAGTTATACAGTTATTGAGGTAAAAAGTTACGAATAATGCATTTTGTCCCCTAGTGGACAAGAATTCCGTGGTAAACTAGTATTATAAGAATTATGTCAAGGCAGAGGTCTTGGCTTTTTTTATGCAAGAAAGGAGGTGTTCCATGCCAGGAAGAGAACTAACAATCAAAAAATACAATCTAGATTTATATGATCCATATGAAACAGACGGTCCATTTGAAATGCCAGTAATTAAAAAGACACTTCATATTCCTAATGAGTTAATTGGATTCAATGAAGCAATTTCTTCAAAGCATTATCAATCTGGAATTCATATGTTTATTGATGATTATCAGTTTGAGCGCATTTGGAACACTCCCGAACGATATGTGAATGTCTTAAAACAGTATGACTGTGTTCTTACACCAGATTTTTCTCTTTACATGGATATGCCTAGAGCTATGAAAGTATGGAATATCTATAGAAGTAGATTAATTGGACATTATCTTCAGAGTCAAGGAATATGTGTTATTCCAACTGTTTCCTGGGCAGAAAGAGAAACATACACATTCTGTTTTGATGGTATCGAACCAGGAGGAGTTGTAGCAATTTCAACTATTGGATGTATCAAGGATGAATATGCAAGATCAATTTGGAAAGATGGTGTAGATTACATGATCGATAAACTTAAGCCTACTGCAATTCTAATTTATGGCCAATCTATTGAACATGATTTCAAAGGCACAAAAGTTATTTATTATAAAAATAAAGTCATAGAGAGGGCAAGAAAACATGGGAGGTAGAGGAGCAAGTAGTGGTGTTAGTGACAAAGGAAAGCCCTATGGGAGTGAATACACTACGGTTTATCAAAGTGGTAATATCAAATTTGTAAAGCAAACAAATGCAAGTAATGCAAAAACTCCTATGGAAACAATGACTAAGGGAAGAATTTATGTAACGCTTGGAAAAAATAATGAACCAAAATCAATAACTCGCTATTCAAACAATGGGTTGAGAAAAAAACAAATAGATATTACTGGGAAGCCACATATTATTAATGGTAAGAGTGTATTACCACATACTCATAAAGGTTATGTACATGATGAAAAAGGGACAAGAGATTTAACGAAAGCCGAAAGGAATTTAGTTGAAAAAGTAAAAAAGATATGGAAAAATAGAAATAGATAGTGATTCGTATACGAGTGAGTACATCCTGATATTTATAGGATAGATCATATGCGTTAGAAATGAAGTAGCTTGTGGTTGATATTCAATTCCTACATCTTTCAATGTTATATTGTACGGGAAAGGTCCGGTTGAAATCCGGAACGCTATCTAAGCATCTTGTTAATTCAAGGTGCTTTTTTTATACATGAATAAGGAGGAAATATTATATGGGTGGAAGAGGCCAATATGTAAATCGGGGGGGGACAGTTGGTTTAACTGTTACCACAGGAGATGGAACTGTATTTGAGTATAGGCAAAAAGGGAAGAAAGTATTTTCTTTTTCTGGGGCATCATTTGCTGATAGTGGAAGTAGGGAAATTCCTAGAACCTTATCCGATATAGCTTCTAGGGCAAAATCTATGGGTTATAAAGTACAAAAGCTTACAAGCCGAGATTTAGCTAATAAAGATTCAGAACAACGTCGTCGAAAAAGACAAATAGCAAAAGAAGTAGATCGATTGTGGGTAAGAGGAGCTGGCTCACCAAGAAAAGGATGGAAAGGGCATTAAGACAGATATTTAATTTCAAAATAATGAAAGGAGGAATTCTATGGCTAAGTTGACTGAAAAGCAAAAGCTTTTTTGTGAGAAGTATTTGATAACGATGAACGCAGTGGATGCTTATTTGGAAGTTTATAAGAATTGCAAGAGCCGAGATAATGCATCAAAGCATGCATCCAGGTTATTAGCTTTACCGCATATCAGAGAATATGTGGATGAGTGTCTTGAGAAAGCGCACAGTAACAATGTGGCAGATGTTCAAGAAGTCATGGAATATCTCACAAAAGTAATGCGACGAGAAATGAAAGAATCTGTTGTCGTTACAGTGACAAAAGAACGCTCGGAGTATGTCGATACAGGAGATGGAAAACCAAGAAAGAAAACAGTCAAAGAAGAAGTTCCTCAAATCGTTGAGATTCCTGCAAAGCTTTCTGATGCAAATAAAGCTGCGGAATTACTTGGAAAAAGATATTCATTGTTTACGGATAAAGTTCAAGCAGAAATCGTAGTACCTAAGTTTGAAGGAGAGGATGAGCTTGAAGACTAAATCTATCAATTTACCTAAAATAGTAGGAAAAGGATATAAAGCCTATTGGAACTTCAGGGGACGTTATGCAGCATGCAAAGGTTCTCGTGCTTCCAAGAAGTCAAAAACAACTGCATTGCGAATCATCTACAACATGATGAAGTATGATAAGTCGAATACATTAGTTGTGCGTAAGACTTATCGAACGCTTAAAGATTCGTGCTTCACGGATTTAAAATGGGCAACAAGAAGATTAGAGGTTGAACACTTATGGGAATTTAAATATTCGCCTTTGGAGGCAACTTATCTTCCAACTGGGCAAAAGATTCTCTTTAGAGGGCTTGATGATCCGTTAAAAATAACATCCATCACTGTAGATTATGGGTTTCTATGTTGGGTATGGCTCGAAGAAGCTTATGAAATAACGAGCGAAAAAGACTTTGATACACTAGATGAGTCAATTCGTGGTGAGTTACCACCTTATCTTTGGAAACAGTGGATGATTACATTCAACCCGTAGATTTTGCGGCATATAAAAGTGATTTTATATGAAAACCCCTTTAATTTTTGGAAAACCCTACTCGAAAGAGAGGGCAATCAAAAGCTAAGTTTTATTTTCGTTTGTTGCTTGGAATGAAATATAATGGTAAAATATAGATATGAAACAAACACCATTTTATTACATATATCTATTTCGAGAAATTAAAACACAAAAGATTATTTATGTAGGAAGCACACGGACAATCGGTGCTCGTATCAATGAGCATAGAAGAGGCTTCAGAGATAAAACACGTCAACAGCCAATACATAAATACATGATTGCAAACAATCTTGAATTGTTCAAAGATGTTGAAATAGCAATCGTTGATACTGCAAGCACAAAAAAAGATGCAATAGATAAAGAAATCGCTTATACAGAAAAGCACAAAAAGACCATAGCAAATGTATGGACTGGTGAACAAAAAGAAGATCTAAACAATTCAATAAGAAAGCCTGTTTCTACACCAGATGGAAAACAATGTTTTTCATCAATGAGAGAAGCTGCTGATTGTTTAGGTGTTACAAGGCATAAGGTTTATAAAATGGTTGAATCTGGAGAGCTTATAGAAATCGAACTAACTGGAAAGTATATAAACGAGACAACAGGTGAAGTATTTATAAGCGGATATCAATTACAAAAGAGATATAATTTATCAACTAAATTAATAAATAAATTATCTAAATCAAACGAATGTGTTATTAACGGAATGAAAATAAAAAAAGTTTAACGACTATCCTAACCGCAGTTAATGCGGTTTTTTTAATGGAGTACGCTCAAGTGAGCGGAAATGGGGGGCATCTTGAAAATTCAAGATGGTGATATAGTCTGATCTCATTGGTAACAATGAGCTGCGAAAGCGGTGTAAGATTAACGACCTTACATGAACACAAATGGGAATGAACACCACTGGCTTAAAAAAAGATTCTTTGATGCCAAGGATGACCCTGATATATTAGCCATCACAACCAATTATAAGTGTAATGAATGGCTAGATGAAGCCGATTTAAGATTGTTCGATAACATGAAGGAGAAAAATCCTAGACGATATCAAGTTGCAGGTCTTGGAAATTGGGGTATCGTTGATGGATTGGTTTATGAGAATTGGAAAGAAGAAGAATTTACACTAGATCAGGTCATTAACTGTGAATCAGTAAATGGTATTGATTTCGGTTATACAAATGATCCTGCTGCAGTTTTTATAGGTTTCATTGATACAGAACATAAGAAACTCTATGTTTGGGATGAAATTTATAAAAAAGGTCTTTCAAATAAAAAGCTTTATGAGGAAATTGAAAACGTGCATTATCAAAAGAAGTCTTTCACGGCAGACTGTGCAGAACCTAAGTCGATTGATGAACTTAGGGGGTATGGTCTTCGTGTTGAAAAGTCGCAAAAGGGAAAGGATTCCATCACACATGGAATTCAGTATATTCAAGATTTTGAAATTATCATTCATCCTAGATGTGTTAATTTCATAACTGAAGTAGGAAACTACACATGGGATGAAGACAGATTAGGAAATAAAATTAACCGCCCAATTGATGATTTCAACCACTTAATGGATGCAATGCGTTATGCAGTTGAAAAATATACATTTGGACGAGTTAAATTAAGGACATTTAAAGGAGGTATTTAATGAACGCATACATTATTAAACCGGATACGATATTTAAGCTATCTGACGATAAAGACATCATTAATATTGAAGTGTTGAATGGATTGATAACAAAGCATAAATCATTAATAACAGACAGGTATAAAAAGCTATATGATGCCTATATTGGTGATTATCCTATCTTGCATCAAGCCGATAAAGAATCTTATAAACCAGATAACCGTGTGGTGGTCAACTTTGCAAAATACATTGTTGATACATTCAACGGTTTTTTTATTGGTGTTCCAATCAAAGTATCTTCTAAGAAAAAAGAAATTGATGATTATATCAACTTGCTAGATAAATACAATGACCAAGACGATAACAATGCAGAACTATCTAAGATTTGTAGTGTTTTTGGTAAAGGGTATGAATTGTATTTTAATGATGATTACGGAAATTTAGGGATTACCTATTTAGATCCAAGAGAAGGTTTCATGGTTTATGATGAATCAACAGTTCAGAAACCAAGATATTTTGTAACTTATCAGATTGTAGACGAGGTTATGCGTGGATATATCTACGACAAAACATATAAATATGAGTTCAACGATAAAGGTGGCCTTCATGTGTTTAATGGCATAGAGCATGGATTCAACGATATTCCTGCAACCGAATTTATTGAGAATGAAGAGCGTATGTCTATTTTTGAATCAACATACAGTTTGATTAATGCCTACAACAAAGCAATGTCAGAAAAAGCAAATGATGTTGATTATTTCGCAGATGCCTATTTAAAAATCATAGGTCCAAAATTGGAAGAGTCTGATTTAGTACACATTCGTGATAATCGAACAATTAACTTTGAATCAATGGACGGAAGTGGTGATGGAATCGTAGTTGATTTCATGTCAAAGCCAAATGCAGATGCAACACAGGAAAATCTGATTAACAGATTAGAGCGTTTAATCTTCCAAAACTCAATGGTAGCCAATATTAATGATGAGAACTTTGGAACGTCATCAGGTATTGCATTGAGATATAAGCTTCTTTCTATGTCAAACCTTGCAAAAGCGAAAGAGCGAAAGTTCACATCTGGAATGAATCGTAGATATCGAGTCTTATTTAGTAATGCGATCACACATCGTTCTGAGAATGACTGGCTTGAGGTTGAATACAAGTTTACACAAAATTATCCTGCAAACTTATTAGAAGAAGCTCAGACTGCTGCACAATTATCAGGAATCGTGTCTCACGAAACCCAGTTGTCGTTTATCTCGGCAGTTGAGGATACGAATGCAGAAATGGAACGTATCAAAAAGGAAGATGAGAATGATATGGTAGAAACTGAAAACCGAATCTTCCAAAATAATGAGGATTCACAAAACGATGAGCAGTAATACATATTGGCGAGATCGTGAACTGGAATGGAAAAAGAAACGTTTAAAAGATGAAAAGCAATATGCGGATGAGATACAAGAAATATATGCAAATATGATGGATTCGGTAGAAAAAGAAATCGAATCCTTTTTTACTCGCTATTCAAATAAAGAAAACATTACTATGGCAGAAGCTAAAAAAAGAGTTTCAAACATAGATATTGAGGCATATAAAAGAAAAGCTAAGAAGTATGTAAAGGAAAAGAACTTTTCAGATGAAGCCAATGAACAGATGAGACTTTATAACCTTGCAATGAAAGTCAACCGACTGGAGCTTTTAAAAGCAAACATCGGATTAGAACTTGTGGCAGGCCATGACGAATTGAAGTCGTATACTGGTGATAAACTGGAAGGAGCCTATTTAGAAGAAATCAAACGCAATGCATCCATTTTAGGTGATACAGTGATTGATAATGCGAAGATGGCCAAAACAGTAGCAGATTCATCTTTTAAGAACGCAACCTTTTCAGAACGAATTTGGGTCACTCAAGATCAGCTAAAAAACAGTTTATCCAGTGTTCTATCCAATGCATTGATTCAAGGCAAGAATCCTAGAGAGTTTATACCTCAGATACGAAAGAAATTCGATGTATCAAGATGCAATGCAGAAAGATTGTTGCGAACAGAAATTGCACGAGTTCAAACACAAGCACAGGCAGAATCTTACGAAGCTAATGGAATAGACGAGTTCGAATATGTGGCATGCGGGTTAAAAGATGTGTGTCCATTGTGTAAAGAAGTGGATGGTAAAACATTCAAGCTTAAAGACATGGAAATTGGAAAAAATGCACCACCTATCCATCCAAATTGTCATTGTGCGCTCGCACCACATTCAGACCGTAAGGAGTATGAAAAGTGGCTAGATGGCCTAGCAAATGGAGATCACAGTTTAAGATTTGACGAGTGGAAAGAAAGACAATCAGATAAAAGCAAAAGCTTTTTAATGTCAAAGGTAAAAAGTAAACTCGCGGAAGCATCAAATGATAAGCGTTATGCCGATTTATCCACAGAATGGAAGAATGATTTTAATATTGAGATAGACGAGTCTGTAAAAGAACTAAATTACTCAAGTGTTTCAAGAGCGCTTAAAAGCTTAAGAAACATGCTAAATCAATATCCAGAAATCAATAAATATGTAAATCGTATATCAACTTCAGATAATGGAGCAATGGTGTTTAGACCAAGTAAAAACGACATTAGCTTAAATCCTGAGTATTTTAAAGGCCCCGATGCCTATAGCAAACTTATAAAAGAGCAGGTAAGAAAAGGTTATTGGATAAAAGGGACAACAATTGAAAGTGATATGGTGCATGAAGCTGCTCATGTTTTAGAATTCGTGTTTTTGAATAGGAATATTAATTATAAGAATACGTTGCAAAAGGAAAATGCATGGAACAACTGTAACGAATCTGAAAAAATAGTTCTAGAAGCCTTTAATAATCTTAGAGCAAAGGGTATAATTAAAGGGAAAAAGTTAAGCAGATTGATTGACGACATTTCGAGATACGCATCCGAAAGTTATTCAGAAACTATGGCAGAAGCTTTTAGTGATTGTTTTATAAATGGCAATAGTGCTCATGAAATATCAAAAGAAATCAAACGATTAGTAGATATTAAGCTGAGGAGGTAAATAATCATGCATTTGGCGCCAATTTGGGACCCTTATATTGACAGGGAAAAGTCAACAATTAAAAAAAAGGTATTAAAACCGGATACTCCACAAGAAATTAAAGAAGCCTTTGAGAAGCATCAAGAAGAATTGAAAAAACCGGTCAAGGGTTATGTAGATAAGTAGTTAAATCAAAAAAATAAGGTGATGAATATGGAACCTAATAGACCATTAATTATTCCAAAGGAACTAATGAGTCCTGATGCAGAAACAAAGAAAAATTGGGATTTATTTGATGATATGCTTAAGCAAACGGAAGAATTGATTAAATCAGGAAAATTGGATTAAGTTTAATATTGAATAGGCCGATAAGTGTCGGCTTTTTTACTTATAGCGAAAGGAGATACTATTATGGCTAGTAATGATATGCAGGTATTGATGTACAAGATTTTAAAGTATTTATATGAATGTATGAAACTTGGTAAAGAAGCAAGGCTAGAAGACTTTTCATATAATTCCAAACTCTTTGATATCCCTAAAAACTATTGGTTGGAAATTATTTGCACATTAGTAACCCATGGCTACATCAAAGGATTTAAGGTATATGAGAACAAGTATAAGGATGTTAAACTTTATATAGAAAACGATCCGCCATTCAAGATCACCTATGAAGGTGTTATCTTTTTGGAAGAAAACAGTGACATGAAAAAAGCATCTGAATTTGTAAAAGATTCTTTTAACGTCGTGCTATCTTCTTTGTTGGGTGTTATTCTATAGAAAAAAGGGGGCATACCATGGCAAGAGATGATTATTTTGTAATTGTATATCAGGTACTTAAGTATTTATATGATTGCTTGAAAAAAGGTGAAAAGCCAGATAGAAGATTTTTAACAAATGATGAATATTCTATACCGGAAAATTATTGGCAATATATAATTATTGGATTATTAAAAGACGGTTATGTTGTTGGAATTAATCCAGAAAATACAAAAGATGGTATTCACTGGGGAGACTTAACCAATATTTTAATTACGCCGAAGGGAATTGAATATTTATTTGAAAATTCTATGTTACAAAAAGTTAAGAATACTCTGAAAGATGTTAAAGACATTATTCCAGGATTCTAAAAATCAGGTCACTCAAACGAGTGGCCTTTTATTATGCAAGGGAGTGATACTATGTGATAAGAATTAAGATTAAACAGACAAAATGTGATTGCTTGATTGAAGTACATGGCCATGCGCATTACGCTCCAATAGGAAAAGATATCGTCTGCAGCGCTATCTCAGTACTGTTTGCGACATTGGCCAATTCAATCGACGAAACATCCGATGCACTTTGCAGATATTACGAACCTGATAAAGATAGCAAGACGTTGTATATCTCAGGTTTGGACCTTGCTGGAGAATTAGCAATAAATTTCTTCAGAATTGGATGCAAAGGCACAGAAGAAGCATATCCTGAATGTGTGGAATTGAGAGATGTGTAATCACAAATATTTGGAGCGTGTCGAAAAAGTTTATTTTGACAAGTGGCTAGAGTGCATCGTTGAAGTACGTAATCAACGGTGCATTTTTTGTGGAAAAGCCAAGACTTACAAAGCCTACATATCCACATTACCAAACAAGACCAAGCATTCACGTCGTTAAACTGTATGGGTTATAGGCCAAGCATTTAAGCCTTAAAAAGATATGGGAAATGACAAGCAAAGTCAGAAAAATAGGAGGAAATATAAATATGAAAAAATTCAATGACAGACTACCTTTTTGCTTACAACTTTTTGCAGATGAAAATTCAAGTGAGAATGAGAGTACAGAAACAAAAGATACTCAATCAACTGAAGGGCAAGACAACCAAGAAAAAGACAAATCATCTGAAAAGAAATATTCAGATAAAGATTTGGATGCGATTCTTGATAAAAGGTTTGCACGTTGGAAAGCCGATCAAGAAAAAGAAAAAGCAGAAGCTAAGCGCTTAGCAGATATGAATGCACAAGAACGAGCAGAAGCAGAACGTGATAAAGTTAAAAAAGAGTTGGATGAATTGAAAGCAAAAAATGCGATTGCAGAAATGACAAATGAAGCACGCAAAATGTGCACAGAGCACAATATTAACGTTGGTGATGACCTTTTATCTGTTCTAGTTAATCAAGATGCAGATAAAACAAAGAAAGCGATTGATGCATTTGTTAAGATGTTTGAACAAGAAGTAGAAAAAGCAGTTAAAGAAAAACTGAAAGGTAACGGTCCTAAACGTGGAGGTTCAAACAAAGGGGTAACTCGTGAATCAATCTTGAATATCACTGATCCAATGGAAAGACAACGTATGATTGCAGAAAATATGGATTTATTCCAGTAAATAGAAAGAGGTTAATTATATATGAATAAAATTTATAAAGGTATGAACTTACAAATGTTTGCAGCGCCTACAGGATTAACAGGAGCAGATAACATCCAGGTTAGAGCACATGAAATTGATTTTGTTACTAGTTTTGGAAAAAATATCCAGGCTTTATTGGATGTATTAGGAATCATTCGTCCAATTCGTAAAGCAAATGGTTCTGTTTTAAAAACAAAGAAAGTAACAGGAACATTACAGGATGGAAAGGTAGCAGAAGGTGAATCTATTCCATTAAGCGAATACAAAGTTGAAGAAGAAGTATTCGATACAATTCGAATCGAGAAATTCCGCAAAGCCGTATCTATTGAAGCAATTGCAGAAAAAGGTTATGAAGCTGCAGTATCTGATACAGATGAACAATTCCGTATTGATTTACAAGATAACATCACTGATCGTTTGTATAAACAATTAAATTTAGGAAGTTTAGTAGGACATGAAGCTACTTGGCAAATGGCAATTGCGATGGCAATCGGTAATGTTAAACACAAATTCCAACAGATGAAACGAAATACTACTGGTATCGCCGTATTCGTCAACACATTGGATGCTTACCGCTATTTAGGAGAAGCTAATGTGTCTATGCAGACTGCATTCGGTTTAACATACATTAAGAGCTTCTTAGGAGCAGATATTGTATTCTTAACAGACCGAGTTGCAGAAAAAACAGTAGTGGCTACTCCAATGAACAATATCATTGCATATTATGTAGATCCAAGTGATTCTGAATTTGTAAAAGCAGGACTTTCATATACTACAGATAGCACTACTGGCTTCTTAGGATTCCATGTAGAAGGAAACTATGATCGTGCTATTTCTGATATGTTCGCTATCATGGGATTACGTTTAATGTGTGAATATCAAGATGCAATTGCACACTTTGCAGTAGGTGATGCTGATACTCAAACTTTACGTGATTTAACATTGACTGCTTCTCAAGGCGAGGAAACAGGAACTACAAAAGTAGCAGTTGCAGAACAGTTACAATCCATGAAGAACAAATTCAAATATAAGGTTGGAGCTTCTGAAGATACTGTTGCTTATGGTGCAGATGTAAAATCATGGAAGAACTTCGAAGAAGGAGCAGATATTAAAGCAGAAGCAACTAATCACTGTACTGTAGTTGAATGTGATCAAAACTATAAAGCAGTATCAAAAGGTGATGTAGTTGTTGATTTAAAGGCATAGGTGATTGAATATGTCGACAACAACCGTATTAAATGATGTAAAACTGCTTCTTGGTTTGCAAACTGATGATGAAAAGCTAGATACCATTGTAAGACTTACGGAAAGTCGACTCAAAGCGCTTCTAAGCGTCCAAATCATACCTGACGAACTAGAATATATCATTACTGAAGTGTCCATCAAACGCTTTAATAGGATTGGTTCTGAGGGTGTTCAAACACATTCAGTTGAAGGGGAGTCAATGTCATTTAATGATGATGACTTCTCTTCTTTCTCTTCTGAGATTCAATCCTGGAGAGATGAGCAAGCCAATCAAAATAAAGGAAAGGTTCGGTTTTTATGAGGTACGATAAACCTATTTACTTTCAAAGATTTGTGCAAGGTTCTTATAATGAGAATACAGGCAATTATGATGATGATTCACTTGTAGAAGAAATGGTAATGGCTTCCGTAATGGATACAAGAACTGAAACTATGATGCAGGTATACGGACAAATCAGACAAGGAAGCCTTACTTGTCATATACAGAACATCTATCAAAAACCTTTTGATCATATTCGAATCGGTAAAAAGAAATACAAAGTAGATTATTCACGAAGACTCCGTACAAAGGAGTCTTTTATTCTGTCTGAGGTGCAATAAATGGCAAAAGTTGAAATAAGAGGATTAGACAAACTGCAGAAGAAGCTAAAAAAGAATTGTTCTTTGGAAGATGTGAAAACAGTGGTCAAACAAAACGGTATAGAATTGCAAAGTAAAACTGTTAGTAACGCTGTATTTACAAAAGGGTATTCAACAGGAGCAACCAAAAGAAGTATCAGGGATGAAACACGTGATGGAGGATTCACATACGCAGAAGGCCCAACAACACATTATGCACCTTATGTTGAATTTGGAACACGTTTTATGGATGCACAACCATTTGTCAGGCCAGCGTTTAAACAACAAGTGCCAGTATTCAAATCGGACATGAAAAAGCTAGTTAAGTAGGTGATGATATGGATTCGCAGCAGGAATTATTTAGTGCGTTACTAGTGCAATTAAAAAAAGAGTTAAAAAGCAAAGGAGTTAGCGTATATGATACGTTCCTTCCATGTGAAGGGACACCATATCCGTATGTTTATATCGGTAGCAGCCAACTTGTTGATGATTATGGAAATAAAACAATGATTCTAGGCACTATCACGCAAGTTGTGGATGTATGGCACAACAATCCTAGAAAGCGTGGAGAATTATCGGAAATTATGCAAACCATTAAGGAAGTGGCTAGACAAATTAACCACACAAACAACTTTGCTTTTATGATCCAAAATATCAACCAACGGATATTATCGGATTCTAGTACAGGAGCACCATTGATGCATGGTGTTCTTGAGTTGGATTTCAAGATTACAGGAGGAAGAAAATAATGAAATTTGATTTACAAATGTTCGCAGATAAAGTAATTGAAGCGGTAAATGGTAAGCAGCTTATTTATCTTTTCAGAGTTGCAAAAGATTCAAAGAAAGAAAATGCTAGTGCAATTGCTTTCCCAACGGAAAACGAACGAAATGTTACAAAAGATGCAGATACAACTGCTACAAAAGATGGAACTATTCGTACACCATCAGTGGCAGAAATTGAAATCACATCGACATCTATTATGCCAAAAGGTGATGCAATCATTGATAAATTAGAAAAGGCTATGTTGGCAGATGAATTAGTCGAATGTTGGGAAGTAAACCTAGCGGAAGAAGGAACTGAAACAAATGTGGGTAAGTTTAAAGCCAAATACTACCAAGGATATTTAACAGAATGCTCGATTTCATCTGAAGCAGAAGGCTCTGTGGAAGTTGATTTGACGTTTGGAGCAAATGGAAATGGTGCAGATGGATATGCATCAGTAACTAAAGAACAACAGGAAATCGCATCTTACGTTTACAAAGATGTAACTAAAGAAACAGAAAGCGTATAGAACATAGGGGGCAGAAATTGCCCCTTATATATTTGTATTTAGAAAGTGAGGATTTTAAATGAGTAAAAGCATGGAAATTGAAGTAAATGGAGAAATTTATCAACTAGTAGCAGGTTTTGGGTTCTTGCACGAGGTAAACAAAAAAGTAGCTATTGATGTACAAAGTACAGGAACAAAAAAAGAAGTTGGATTGAAATATATGGCTGCAAGCATCGTGGATGGAGATATTGATGCGTTAGTAGACTGTATCTTCTATATGAACAGCGGACAGTCTCCTAGATTGAAAAAAGCGCAGATTGAAAGCTATCTAGAAGATGTTGAAGATATTGACAAAGTTTTCGAGGATGTAATCAATTTTTTATCTCATGCGAATGTATGCAAAAAAGAAGTGATGCAACTAATGAGCGTACAGGAAGCAGAGACGAAGTAGAAGAAACATTTGAAGAAATGTATGAACGTGTTGCAATGACTTGTTTTAGGTACCTAGACTTCAAAAGTTTGGACCAGGTAGATAATATTACTCCTTACGAATATCGTCTTTTGATGAAGTCTAAAGAACTTCAAATTGTAGATAAACATTACGAATTACACTTGCAGGCTTATTTGAATATGGCAGCAAGTGCAAGGAAGCCAGTAGGCAAAAAAATAAAACCTGTTTATACGAAATTCGATAAATTCTTTGATTATCAAAAGCAGTTGGACAGAGTTATGGGTATTAAGAAGAAAAGCAAGTTTGATGGTTTAGCACAGTTCATAAAAGAACAAAAGAAGGAGGGATAACAATGGCAGAAAGTTTTAGCGTTGAGGCTATATTGTCGGCAACCGATAAAAACATGACCTCAACAATGAAAAAAGCTTTAGGAGCGTGTGAATCATTTGGCGATAGAGTTAAATCTATTGTGGCTGGCGTTGGTGTAACAAAGGTTATTGGCGCAACAATGAACGTTCTAAGCTCATCTTTTGATGGTGCTATAAACAGATTTGATACCATGCAATCCTATCCAAAAGTAATGAAGTCTTTGGGGTTCGAAGTTGAGCAATCTCAAAAGAGTGTTGCAAAGTTAAATCAATCAGTTCAAGGCTTACCAACGAGCTTGGCGGATGTCGTTACAACATCTAAATCATTGGCGGCCGTTACAGGTAATATTGACAAGGCAACGGATACTACAATCGCATTGAACCATGCGTTTTTAGCAAGTGGATCTAGTTCTGAAGATGCATCACGTGGATTACAACAGTATTCACAGATGCTTGCTAAAGGTACAGTAGATATGCAATCATGGAGAACATTACAGGAAACAATGGCACCTGCATTGACAAAGGTTGCAAAAAAACTGGGTATTGCGAGTGGAAATACAAATGAATTGTATGAAGCATTGCAGAACGGAACTATTTCATTTGACCAGTTAAACGATGCAATGATTGAATGTGATACTGAAACAGGTGGATTTGCAGACACTGCATTAGAAGCTTCTAAAGGTATCAAAACATCCATGACCAACATCAAAAGCGCAGTGCAGAACCTTGAACAAGGATTCATGTCTGCAATGAACAATATGTTAAAGTCAAAAGCCATGGGAGGATTAGTTGATAATCTAGAAAAGATCAAGTCAAAAATCTATGATTTCAGGAATTCAATTATGGAAACTAAAGACGATGGTTTGACATGGGATTTTAAACCAGGAGTCATGGAGAATGTATCAAAAGCTATGGATTGGCTAGCAGACAGGGCAAACAATGCAAAAGCTATGGTCCAACAATTCTATGATGGATTCATGAAAACGGATGCCGTACAGAATGCAATCACAATATTCGATAAAATTAAAGATGCTATCGGAAATGTAATGGATAAGTTACAGGACAGTAAAGTCTTTGAACAGTTAGGACAGGATATTGGAAATATCATTGCAAAAGTAGAAGATGTAACAAGTAAGATTGCAGACTTTGTAGCAAATCTTAAAACAGAAGATGTTAAGAAATTTGCGAGTGCAGTTAAATTATTGGCTGGAGCATTTGTTGGAGTAAAAGTTGGTAGCAAATTAACTAGCACAATCAAAGGAGTCGTTGGCTCTGCACAGAGTGGCTATTCAAAGCTAAAATCAATCATGGATAAAATCAAAGGCGTTGGAGGTACAGAAGGTGCGCCAACTTCTAGTCCTTCTTCAAGTGGTGTATCTGATATTGGAAATGCAAGTATACAAACTGCACAAAAAACATCTAAAGCAGCTCAGATTATTAATTCAGCATTTGAAGGAATTTCAAATGTTATTTCTTCTGTGTGTGAAGGAGCGAAAGGAATCATTACCGGTCTAGGAGATGCAATCAGTAATGTATTCGAAGGACTTGGAAATGGAATTAAATCCGCATTAGAAGGAGTCGGTACAGTTATTGAATCATTCGGTACTGCAATCAGTACAGTAGCGCAAGGGATCGGCCAGGGTTTAGCAACTGCATTTACAGGTTTAGGAACTGCAATTGCAATGGTACCGCCTACTACATGGTTAGCGTTGGCAGCGGCTATTCTTGCCACTGGTGCTGCTATGGCATTAGTCGGTTCACAAGGTGAAGGCTTGCAAATGGTTCTCGAAGGTGTTGCAGATGTTGTCTCTGCTTTTGGCCCAGTTATTAAAGATGTTTTTGAAGGGATTTCAAATGTAATTACATCATTTGGTGAAACAGTAAGTGGAATCTTAAATTCAGTATCTGGAGTGATTAAATCTATTGGACAGTCTGCATTAAATGCAGGTAAAGGATTCAAACAACTAGCTAATGGAATTAAGATTATTACAAATCTAAACTTAATTGATATGGGATCTAGTCTAGGAGCGGTAGCTGTAGGAATTGGAGCTATTGCAACTGCATCAAGTGGAATGGGCGATACTGGTGCTCAAATGATGGCATTAGCAACCGCATTAACAATGATCGTATCAACTCAAGCAGGTATTGAATCATTATCGGCAACAATTCCATCATTATCAGATGCTTTAAGCTCATTAAGCGGAATTTCAGAACCATTAACAGTTGCAAGTGGAGCTATGACTGCATTTGCAGGAGCTATTGCACCAGTTGCAAGTTCTGTAATGGCTACTGCAACAAGTATTGCGATGTTGGTTACAGTAGCATCAACAATCAGTAGTGCATTTACAAGTGCATCTAGTGCATCAGTAACGTCTATTAACGCAATTGTTACTGCAATGACAAATGCAGAAGCAAAAGCAACAACTAGTGGTACTGTAATGGGAACTAAATTTACTAAAGGCTTATCAAGCGGTCTTAAAACAGGTGTATCAGTTGCAAAAAGTTCATGCCAATCAATTCTATCTGCATTCAATTCATGCCAATCACGAGCATATTATTGCGGTCAGATGATAGGTCAAGGTTTAGCGAATGGATTAAGAGCTAGTGAAGGTTCTGTTAGAGCAGCGGCCGCTAGTTTAGCAGCAGCTGCGGATGCTGCAATTCAAGCTAAAGCGAAAATTGGTTCTCCATCTAAAGTTACTAAGAAGGATGGTATGTGGATTGGAAAAGGCTTTGTTCTAGGCCTTGAATCAATGTATTCTGACGTAAAAAGAGCTTCAGAGGATTTATTATATCTTCCAATGTTAGATGCTCCTAAAATGGCTTTTGGAGGGATTGTAAGTGATATGAATCCTGATTACGAATACACAAACAATGCTCAATTGACGATTGAAACTCCACTTTATATCAATGATCGTGAATTTGCACGTGCAACATATAGAGCGAATCAGAATGAGTTTGATAGACACTCTAAATTCAACGAAAGATTGCGAGGTAACAAGTAATGTATGCATTTGTAGATACAGTGAACAGTGGCATTGTCGGTACTAACCTACCGACAGAAGCCATGTCATATAATGGCGTATATTTAGAAAATGAAATTGATGGTTATCGAACACTTTCTGTAACTGGACGTGAGTTAATGGAATCAGAAGTTACGGATCAAGAAATTGATGGAATGGATGGTTCTTATTACAGATATAAAACTACACCTGCAAGAACGATTACTGTTAAATATCAATTGAGAGCTAGAGGAAGTAGAGAATTTCGTGATGCTTTCAATAAAATGAATAAATTGTTGAGTGGTGAGCAAGTAAAAGTCATTTTTAACGATGAAAGCGATAAGTATTTCATTGGAACAAAGACTTCAAATACACAGGTTGATGGCGGAAGCAACAACGTGATTGGTGAGATTGAAATCTATTGCTCAGACCCTAGGAAATATTCAACCACAGAAAAAGAATTTACTGCAACTGATGGAGTGCTAAACATTGTCAATGAAGGAACTGTACCAGTTAGTGTTGATTATGACATCACAACAACATCCGAAACAGGATATATTGGTTTGGTATCTGAAGAAGGAATCATGCAGTACGGAAAAATCGAAGAATTGGATGGTGAGACGTACAAACAAAGTGAATGGTTAGCATCTATTGATGATTTTTATAAATGTTCAGATGATATTGGCGGTACTGATGTAATGCATCCAAGTTATGGAACAAATGGAACGCTAGTCGAACACACTTGGTTTGATAAAAAGTTTATTGGATTAGGCTCAGTTGGAACAAAAAAAGGAAATGCGAATGGTGGTTTAAGAACGTTTGTATTACCTGCAGATTCAAGTGGAGATACAAGTGGTGCTCAAAACTTCTATTGTTGGTTTCATTTGTGTTTTTATGCCGGCCTTATGGGACAGACTGGTGAAATGTGTATCAACTTCTTAACTGAAGATGATAAATTCATCTGTGGATGTAATTGGTACAAGACAGATGCAATCGGTAACACTGGCCATTATGAAATATGGGCAAATGGTAAGGTGTTGAAAAATTGGCAATTTACAACATCACATTTACAAGCTCAGAATCCTTTTTATTACAAATGGGGAAGTTGCGATGTTTTAAAAGAAGGAGCGAACATTAGATTCTTCTTCTGGGCAAGATACTACAACTTCTACATCCCAGAGATTGAAAACATGAAGTGTGCAAAGATTCAAATTGCTTTCAAACAATGGGGAGATAGAAGTGGTAACAAAGTGATGTCAATGATGGGATTTGATGTCATTGATTTTGAAAAAATGAATGTTGAGAAATGGAAAGATATTCCTAATAGGTATCCTAACGGAACAAATATCACGATTGATGGTAAATCATCTCATGTTTATGTGAATGGAATGGCTAGACCGGAAGATGAGGTGTTAGGTACTCAATATTTTAAAGCACCAGTTGGAACGTCAGAAGTTAAAGTTACGTGCTCAGAATGGACAAAATCTCAACCGATTGTAAAAGCTAAAATAAGGGAGGCATGGTTGTAATGGAACAAATTAGAATAGCGGTATTAAGTCCTTATAATAAGGTATTAACTTTTCTAGACAACACTGTGCCTAGTGCTATGCATTATTTTGATGAGATTTTGCATACGTATTTAAAAGGTTCGGCATATACATTTGAATTTACAACGATGACTGCACATGATGATGCAGTCTTTTTAGTTGAAGGAAACAAGCTAAGTTTTAAACGCAAAGACAAAGACTATCATTTAACGATTATGAGCGTTGAAAAAGGTGGTGATACTACAAGTGTTACCGCCTATGGTCTTTGCCTTGAATTAACAAACGAGTATGTAGGCGAATATAAAGCTACTCGGCCAATGGAAATCATAGAATATATCCACTCATTCGGATTTGAGCAAGCTTTTGTTGTCGGAAAAAATGAAGTGAGGAACAAACATCTTACGCACGAATGGACAGGTACAGATACAGTACTTGCAAGATTGTATTCAATCGCAAATGTATTTGATGCCGAATTAGAGTTTGTAACTCAATTAAATGACGATTATTCTTTGAAGAATGTTGTTTTGAATATTTATCGAGCTCATTCAGACAGTGTTCAAGGTATGGGCCATGATAAACGCAGTACAATATTGAGATATCCAAATGATGTGTATGGAATCACGAAAACAAGTGATATTACTGAGCTATACACTGCAATCAGACCTACAGGGACAAATGGATTGCAGTTAAACTCAATCAGTGGTCGTGTTATTAGAGATGCGAATGGAAATGTTTTGTATAAAGTTCAAGGTAACAATATACTTGCACCTCAATCTAGAGACAGATTCCCTAGTACGTTATTAACGAATCATTCAAATGACATGTATGCAGTGCAAATATGGTCTTATGAGACTGAAAATGTTGAAACCTTATATGGTCAAGCGTTGGCACAATTAAAAAAGAATTGTGTGCCTAAAGTTACGTATGATGTTGATGCATATATTGATGCAGATATTGGTGATACATTCACGATTGAAGATGCAGAGTATTCACCTACTTTATATTTAGAAGCACGAATCACAGAACAAGAGATTTGCTTTACGGATTCAGAAAAGTGCAAGACTATTTTCGATAACTTTGAAGAAAAACAATCACAGATTAGTTCGGCTCTTATTTCAGAAATGAACAAGATGATTGAATTGAAGAAGGTTTACGAAGGCTCAATCGTATCTTCAAATGGAGTTCTTTTTAAAAATGATTCAGATAGTACAAAACTTACTGCATTAGTCAAGGATGATGGGGTTGATATCACATCTAAGTATTCAATTATTTGGTACAAAGACGATGTGCAAATATCGACAAGTCAGACCATTACAATCAATGCCTCAGACCTATCAGAAAAGGCCGTGTACCGATTTAAAGCTATGAGCGGTGAAATACTAAAAGCAAGCGCAGAAGTCACTATAATGCGCCTACAGGACGGTCAAAATGGAACAAGTGCTTATGTGCATATTGCCTATGCCAACAGTTCAGATGGTCGTGTTGATTTTAGTTTGACAGATTCAAATCGTAAATTTATTGGTCAGTATTCTGACTCAAAACAGTATGGTTCTGATGATCCAACAAAATATAGATGGTCGGTAATTAAAGGTGAAGATGGCCAAAGTTTTGTAAGTGCCGAAGAACAGTTCTATTATTCAACATCACAAACCGAATTAATCGGTGGTGAGTGGTTTGTTGGTAATGTGGTTTATCAAAGTGATAAATTCCTTTGGAAAAGATGGAAGTGTACGTATGCTAACCCTAGTGAAATCAAGTACACGAAAGCTATATTTGATAACATATGGAATGAGATTGATGCAAAGATTGGTGTAATCCATACTCAAGTGTCAGAAGCAAACACTCAATCAAGCGAAGCAGTAAAAAAGGCCGAGCAAGCTCAGACTGATGCGACTAAAGCTAATCAATTAGCTAATACTGCAAATACTCAATCAAGTGAAGCTAAGCAACTAGCACAAGATGCGAATACAAGCACTGGCAAAGCTCAGAAACAGATTGATGCAATTAAAGGTGATATTACTGATTCAAAGAAACAAATTCAAGATGCGGTTGATAAAGCCAATGCTAATGCTAAAGAAATCAATTCAGTTAAAGAAACATATGCTACAAAGGTTGATTTAACTAACGAATCAAAGACGATCCATGCAGATGTAACTACTGAGATTGAAAAGAAAGTCGGCGAACTATCGACTACGGTTTCTCAAAACTATGCTTCAAAAAGTGATTTAACAACGCTTGAAGGTAGTATGAACACTCAATTCAAACAAACTGCAGATACAATATCAACTCATGCTAGTTCTATTGAAAAGCTACAATCAGATACAACTCAGGCTCAGAAAGATATTACTGATGCAACAAAGAAAGCAACAGATGCTCAAGTTCAAGCGGATAAAGCTTTAGGCAACGCTCAGAATGCTCAAACTTTAGCAGACGAAGCTAAAAAGAAAGCAGACAGTGCTCAGACTAATCTAGACAACGCCAACAAAGAGTTAGCGGATGCAAAACTAAATCTAGAAACAGTTACAGGTCGTGTTGATGCGAGTGAAAAAGAGATAAGTGATGCAAAGACTAGATTAACAAGTGCAGAGGCCGATGTAGTACAAGCACAGAAAGATGCAACTACTGCACAAAGCAATGCGCAGACTGCAATCAATAACGCTAAAACCGCACAATCAACTGCAGATACTGCTAAAGCCAATGCAGAACAAGCACAGAAAGATTTGAACGCTTTAACAAATCGTGTTACCAAAACTGAAACTGCAATTAAACAAAATTCAGAAAAAATAACAATACAAGCCGAGTCTGTAACAGAGATTAAAGGAATTGCGAGCAGTGCAAACAGTAATGCATCAAGTGCATTAAATAAAGCCAATAGTTTAACTGATCGTGCTAATAGCGGTGAGTTTGACGGACGAGGTGTGGCAAGCACATCTGTTGAGTATCAAGCTTCTACTTCTGGAACTACTGTACCTACTGGAACTTGGGTTAAAGATATTCCTACTGTTGCTCAAGGTTCATATTTATGGACTAGAACTACAACTAACTATACAAGCGGAACACCTACTGTTGGATATTCTGTAGCAAGAATGGGTGTAAATGGTGCGAAAGGTGACAAAGGCGAAACTGGACAAACAGGTCCACAAGGACCACAAGGCTTGAAAGGCGATACGGGTTTGCAAGGTCCCAAAGGTGCAACAGGTCCTCAAGGTGCTACTGGGCCTCAAGGCCCTAAAGGAGCTGATGGAAAATCACCAACTGTGTCTGTTAGCAAAAGTGGAAACACTACAACTATTACAGTGAACAATCCTGATGGCACAAAAACTAGTCAAACTGTAAAAGATGGAACAAATGGGACTCCTGGTAAAGATGGAGCTACAGGAAAAACAACATATTTTCATGTTAAGTATTCAAATGATGGTGGTAAAACATTTACTTCTAATTCAGGAAAGACTGTAGGTGATTACATTGGCACTTATACAGATTTTGTTGAAGCTGACTCTACTTCAGTTTCAAGTTATACATGGGCCAAAATAAAAGGAGCTCAAGGAGATAGAGGAGCCACTGGTGCCACAGGAGAACGTGGACCGCAAGGAGTACAGGGATTAAAAGGAGATGTTGGTCCTCAAGGTCCTCAGGGATTGAAAGGTGATAAAGGCGCTACAGGTGCTCAGGGTCCTCAAGGCATTCAAGGTCCGCAAGGAGTCCAAGGTGTCAAAGGAGCGACAGGGGCTCAAGGGCCGACTGGTCCTACTGGTGCGACTGGTACTGGTGTAGCTAGTATGACTCAACAATATTACATGAGTGATTCGAAGACTACTCAAACTGGCGGCTCATGGGTTGAATCAATGCCCACATGGTCAAATGGTAAATATTTATGGACTAGATATAAAGTTGTTTATAAGAATCCTGCTTCAACGACTTATACAACACCAGTTTGTGATAGTTCATGGGAAGCTGTAAATGAAGAAACCATTAAGCGTCAATCTGCAATCGAGACTAAGGCGAATGAAATTACTTCAAAGGTTAGTGAAATTTATGTATCAAATTCAGCGCTTGAGCATTATCAAAATACTATATCGAGTCAATTTACTCAAACAAAGAAGGACTTTACGTGGTCAATCAATCAATCGGTAACTGATGCTAAGAATGAGATGAGCGGTCAAATCGACAGTGTAAATGGTCGTGTTGATGGATTAAAGCAAACCACAGACAACGTAAATAATTACATGAGCTTTGATAATGATGGATTAACTCTAGGTAAATCAGACAGTGCATTTAAAACTAAGATTACAAATCAAGAATGGTCGATTCAAAAGAATGGTGCGAAAGTTACTTATATAAACGATCAAACAATGTACATTACAGATGGACAATTTACGCAATCTTTAAAAATTGGTAACTTTGGCTTTGTTCCAAGAGCAAATGGCTCTTTGGACTTTAAAAAGATAAGGTAGGTGATTGAATGGCACAATTTAGTGGAAGCATAGGAATAAGCACAGGGCAGACAGATAAGTATTCGTTATTATTGGATGTTTCTGAAAAGTCTTACTCAATTGAAAATAACACATCTCAAATTGAGTGGTGGGTTGGTATTCGTTCAAATACTGCATATCATAATCACTATGGGTTGTCAGAAACGTATGTAGTTAATATCAATGGCACTGTAGTACACAATGCAGTTCATACACCTACAGTCAATAGTGGTGCTACTGTATGGGTAGCAAGTGGAACAACTACTGTATCACACAATGCAGATGGTTCTAAATCTATATCAGTCAGTGCATCATTTAACAATGCAGATAGAGGAACATATTTACCAACAACAGGCTCATGCAGTGGTAGTTTAAAGTTAACGACAATACCACGTGCAACTACTCCATCAATTGATAAACCTAGTTTAGATTGTGGTAGTGCAATTAAGATTAGTGGTACAAGCGCATCAAGCAACTTTTCACATAAAGTTTATGTAACTTGGAATGGAACAAAAACACAAATAGGAACAATAGCTAGTGGTACAACAACCCCTAGCTTTTCTTATACCATTCCGACAGATTGGGAAAAGAATATTCCTGATTCAACAAGTGGTATTGCTACATTTACATTAGAAACAATAAGTGGTTCAACATCAGTTGGTTCTAAAACAGTAAACGCGACAATTAAAGTAAGAAGTGGTGTCGTTCCTAGTATCGGAACTGTATCAATATCTGATACAAATTCAATTTGCGCAGGAATAGGTCAATATGTTCAGAGTCAATCAAAGTTAAAATTCACGATTGCTACAAGTGGTAATCAAGGCTCAACGATCACATCAGTATCGACTAAATTCAATGGCCAAACGTACAGTTGTAGCACGTTCACAACTCAAGCGATTCAAAATAGTGGTACATTGTCGTACACAATCACAGTTACAGATTCACGTGGTCGTACTGCTACTAAGAGTGGTTCAATAAATGTAGTTGCATACAATCCACCTAGTCTTACAAATGTAAGTGCAAAGCGTGCTAATTCTAGTTATGCAATTGATGAATCAAGTGGAACGTATGCTTTATTGCACTTTAAAGTAGGCTTTACTGGTCTATCGAACAAGAATGTAACATCATTCTATATTCAATATCGAGCAAGTGGTGCTACTAGTTGGACTAAGATTAATTCGTGGGCTAACAATTACACATTGAATCAAGATTACAAAGCAGGTAATTTGTTTACATCTACAACTACGACTTATGAAGTTGCTTTTGGTGTAAAAGATAAATTCATGAGCGATTACTCATGGCAAATCGTTACAGTAACTCCGACATATACGTTAATTAACTTTGGAAAAGATGGTAAGTCACTTACTTTCTTCGGTCAAGATGGTAACAGTGCGAATACTTTAACAATCAACGGTAATCTAGCAATCAATTCAGTTAAAGAAAATACATCTTCAACTAAGCTATTAGTTAACGATGGTAACACTGTTATGTATCGTGATTGGAATAAATTAGTTAATTCAATCAAGAGCGCAATGTATCCAGTAGGTTCAGTTTATATCACTTACAACAATGTTAATCCTGGTACATTCCTAGGCGGCACATGGGAACGCTTTGGACAAGGTCGAACACTAGTCGGTGAAGGTACTGGTAATGATGGTAGTACAAGTATGTCATTTACTGCCAATAGCACTGGCGGTGAATATAAACATAAGTTAACTGTAGATGAAATGCCGAACCATAAACATGCGGTATATATTCAAAATACTACGTCTAACCCACAAGTAAATGCTCCGAAATGGACTGTAGCATTACCTAACAGTTGGAAACAATATGCTTCAGATACGAAATTATTTGGACCAAGCACTGGCAATGCAGGTGGGGGTGCATCTCATAACAACATCCAACCGTACATTACAGTACACTTCTGGAGAAGGACTGCATAAATTAAGCCGTTCGTCTCCAAAAGAAAACAACTATATATGGTTGTACGTTGCTAATAGTACGATCATCCGTCCAATTCAGTCGACTTTGTGAAGTTGCAGAAGAATTAGCGCTGACTATATATCCGTTTGGAATTACTGATGTTCTATTATAGTCACCATTCTTCGCTCCATCTGGTTTACCTGCATAAAAGGCATTCATATCCCAACCAAACGAAGTGACATGATAGTGAGTATTCTTGTATTTTCCATCAGTTGAATTGGACGTAAAAGACATACCTATGCACTTCTACGCCAAAAATAGACAACAATGTATGGTTGGATAGTGCTTGAATTTGAAGTATTTGATTCTATTTTATATGTCATTGTATTTAATTTTTTATTGCCTGCTTGATTACTGTTATTAAAAATTGCATATTCTGCGCCATCCTTTGCACCATCTTGCCATGAACCATCTGATTTACGTACTCTAATATTTGCATTACTACCGTAATATTCATTTACTTTAATACCATATATATGGCTATGAGAATAAGAACCGCTCGATGCATTAGCAGTAAATGACATACCTTAACTATTTAATTCTGTGCCAAAAGTAGACGGTGATATATGGTTGCAATAATGGTATCTTTGCTTTTTTCATTTTGCCATCATGGTCGTGAACACCCATTTGATTACCATTACTGTTAAGTAAAGCACCATAATATATATATCCTATCTCGTCACGTAGCAAAGAATGAATGTACTCTCCGCCTGTGTCATTAGCCGTAAAAGACATACATTGACTATTTGTAATAATCACAAAGCAATTCTACGCATTTTCGCTTTAATTCCATTTGTGGATGCACGTAAATATTCATTGTGATTGATACGTTGGAGTGGCCAAGCAATTCACTAAGTGATTTGTAGTCACATCCGCACTCAATGCATCTAGTGGCGAATGTATGCCTTAATGCATGGAATTTGAGGTGCGGTAGTTCGAGTCCTTTTAAGACTCTATTGTAGTATAGTCTGTATTTGTTAGGTTCTATCGGTTTATCTCGATTCGTTAATACATAGTTATCTTCTTCGCCTTGAAGAAGAATTGCATAGTGCATTATCCATGTATTCAACGGAATCATTCGAGCACTGGAACGTGATTTAGGTGGTGTTATTGAAAGATGGCTACCATCTTCTTTTGTGTATGTTCGTATCATGGTTTTACTTATATTTAAAAGCTTAGTCTGTACATTTATGTCAGACCATTTAAGAGCGCACAGTTCACCTATGCGTATGCCTGTATGGATGCACAGTAGGATTCCAAAGTTTTTGTTGTTAATCTCAGATTGGAGGTGATTAATCAATGTTATTTGATTTTCTTTTTCAAAAATCTCTACCGCCTTAGAAGGATGGTATGGTAGTTGAATATCGACTTTGAATGGAAGTGTAAATTTAAGAATTTGGATAATGTCTTTGGCATATTTGAATGATATACCACCTTTTCCATCTTTACGGCCATTTTCAAGTTTTTGAAGAATAAACTCCTGCAGAATATCGTTGTTTAACTCTTCAATCTGATAATCGCCTAGTTTTGGTAAAATGTGATTGTGGATCACATTACAATAATTTGTGTAAGTGCTGTATTTTAGATAGATTTTCTTTTCCTTTAACCAGGATGTTAATTTGTCAGAATATAGCATTTTTGTTTACCTCGCTTTTTTTATATTAATAGGAGGATTTTATATGGTTAAAACACATGAAATCAATTTAAATACTAAATTATGGAACTTTTTCCAAGAACACGATTTTATTATTCTTGATTTGACTGATAAGCAAATCAATGAACAAGATTATGTGTTATTTAAACAAGTATCGTTAGACGAAGGAAAAGAAACGGATACAGGTTTGTTTAGAATGACACAGATTCGCAGCATCACTACTAATGACGGATTCAAAGAAGGCTATGTGATGTTAAACGTAACTAAATTATAGGAGGAATAAAAGATGATTGATTTTGCAGAATTAAGTAAATATTTTGTTTTGGTAGTAGTAGTGGCTTGTTTGATTGTAGGCTATATCTTGAAAACATCTTTTGAAAGTTTTCCAAACAAGTACATTCCTACAGTATTAGCATTCGTTGGATTAGTACTTAACCTAACAGTCAGTGGATTGTCAATTGAAAATGCGGTTTATGGTGCATTGATGGGATTAGCTAGTACAGGCATGCACCAAGCTTTCACAAGGTTTGTTGAAGGCGCTACTGAAGAAAAATAAAGTAGGTGGTTTGTATGGATTTTGTAATTACAAGCCAACAGATTGTATGGATTTGTGGATTCATTGCATCCATTTGGGGTGTTGTGAAGATTGTTAAAGAGCTGAAAAGGCCAAGTGATGATCTAAAAGCTAAAGTTCAAAGGCATGATGAATTATTGCACAAGGATAATGAGCGCTTGAACTCACTTGAAAAGATTACTCTAAATCAAGAGGGAATTAATCGCAAATTAGATGAGCATACTCGCATCCTATCAGATCATGATGACCGGTTGGAAGAGGATAAGAAGCGAGGCGATCTGATGTTAAAGGCGAACATGGCCATCCTCGATGGAATGTTATCGGAAGATGATAAAGAAAGCCTAAAGGCTACACGAAAAGAAATTCAAGACTTTTTAGTCGAAAAAAATTAGGAGGTATAATTCATGGAAGAAAAAGAAGTAAAATTTGAAGAATTATCAGAAGAAGCTCAATCAGAGCTATCAAACGGAAAAGAAGAAGGTGAAGATGAATGTCATACTCAAGCTTAACAAATAAATATATTCCTGCTAGTGCAGACAACTATATGCGCGGTAGAGGAGGTTACAAAGTATGTAAGATTACACCTCATCACATGGCTTGTCAGTGGAGCGCTGAAAGATGTGCTCAATCATTCCAAGTAAGTGGAAGAATGGCTAGCGCAAACTATTGCATCGGCTCAGATGGTACGATCGTATGTAATGTCGACGAAGAAAACAGAGCGTGGACATCATCAAACTACTACAACGATTGCCAAGCTATCACGATTGAAATTGCGAATGATAACACGAATACATGGACAATCTCATCAAAAGCTTGGAATGCATTGGTAAATCTATGCGTTGATATTTGTAAACGATATGGATTCAGATTGAATTACACTGGTAATGCGAATGGAAGCTTAACTGAACATAGAATGTTTGCAGCAACATCTTGTCCTGGTCCTTATTTGCATTCGAAAATGCCACAGTTAGCACTAGAAGTAAATGCTAGATTGGATGGTCAAACTGTAGCTCCAACACAACCAAGTACTCCAAACGCTCCAAGTGGCGAAAAATATTCAGTCGGCACACCTATCTGCACAAATACATTAAGTGTAAATTGCTATGGTACAGGTAAAGTTTATAAAGGCGATTGGAATGGTACGATTGGTAGAGAGATTAAAGGTGCCAAATATCCGTATCGTGTAGATCGTAATGGAGTAGCTATCGGGTGGACAAATGATACAGGTATTGATACAGACCCTCATATTCCTGGAGGAAGTGCTCAATCAACACCGACTGTATTAAACAGTATTCCTTCTGATTTCATCAGAGAAAGTGCAACATTCTATCCAAACACAACGTTGAAGATTAGAAAAGCACCTACAGAAAAAGGAATTGATACAGGATTATTCTACAATCAAGGAATGTCTGTCCGATACGACGGATATGTAAAACGTGAAGGATTCGTTTGGATCAGTTGGATTAGTGCATCGAGTGGAGAACGTAGATGGATGAAAGCTGGTGTATTAAATTCAAATGGATATAACACTAATCCGTATGGAAGATTTGCTTAA